TCATAGTTCTCCTTTATCTCGCATTTCTGCACGTATCTTTGTAGCACTAATATTATGTATCTCTTTTCCTAAGTCATGTTCTGTAAAAGTGTAACCTACACCTCTACCATAACTAATATCTACAATATTAGGTACTTTCATAATAGTATATTCTTTATTGTAAGTATAGCCGGATTTGTCTAAGCCAGCAATAATACCGTCCATTACATCTGTATGTGTAAAAGGATTATCTGTTTGTGCTACAGTTCTTCCAGCACCGGCATCGTCGCCTACTATACCAAATACATCACGTACTTGAATACATACTTGTCCTGTTTCTGCTAATGCACGTTTGAATAACTCTGTATGTCCATCATGCCAAGGTTGCCATCTTCCTAGCATTTGTGTTGTAGGTTTTTGTGAATCAAACATTTTGTTTCTCCATGTAGTTTAGAACTACTTCTGATAGTTGTTGATGCGTATCAGTAAACCATTCTCTTACATGGTAGTCAAAGTGTGTAGGTGCTTTAAACATCTTATTAGTATCTTCAAATCTTCCTTCTTTGATAGTATCCATCCAAACAGTATAGTTTGGTGCAAACTGTGTACGTGCTTCTGCTGTGGGGCAAACAAAGTCAGCAACAGCAATTTTGCCAGCCATGACTACTCCATCAGCTAAATGACGCATACGCTGTGCTTGTTGCATACGGCCTTCTGGACTAAAGTCCCATTTAGTTACATCAGGGCCTTCGTACTGAGTACGTACTGCATCTGCATTAATGTGTACTGCTCCAATTAAGTCTGCAAAGGGTTTTGCTAGTGTAGTTTTTCCACTACCGGGTAATCCAAATATTAAAATCTTCATTTATAATCTTGCCAATCTAATTAAGGTTGCGGCTAAATTAATCTCCGGATCGGAAACTAACGTATGATCTACAAGTCCTTGTTTAATGATTAGGATAGCATTTTCTTGCTTTTCTTCGTCACCAAATAAATCAATGTTGTCATACAGCCATTTGTATATATCTTCAATCTCTTCTGGTCGAGCTTGACTACAAACAAGTTTACGTGCTTGTCCAATCTTGCCTGCTTTAAATAATTCGACCATCTCAATCTTATAGTCAGCATCACCTGAGTCTGCTTTAGCTGGCGGCACTAAGTTACCGTCAACACAATTCATTTGCACCATGTTAATACATTTACGCAAATCAGGATACGTTGCTTTTACATAAGTGTCTAAGATATCCAAGTCTGGAGTAACACCTTCTGTAAGAACAATTTCTGCAACTCGTGCAGTAAATTCTGTTTGGTCAATACGTTCAATATGAAAGCCTTGACACCTGCTGTGTAGTGCAGGAATAATTCTGTTTGGGTAATTACAAGTAAGAATAAAACGTGCAGTAGTATGATACTCTTCCATAACACCACGCAACGCCGCTTGTGCGTTTGGACTCAAGTAATCAGCCTCATCAAGTAGCACAACCTTAAAGTCACCAAATGGAATCATTTGTACAAAGTTTACAACCTTGTCACGTACATCTTCTACTGAGTTTGTTCTACTAGCATTAATCTCTAGTACATCAAGGTCGTTTATTTCTAGTTGATTAAGAAGAATCTTTGCTAGTGTTGTCTTACCAATACCTGCATTACCACTAAACAACAAATGCGGAATAGTACCATCTGTAATCCATTGGTTAACTTGCTGACGTTGTGCATTATCTCTAAATACATATCCGTCAACTGTACTAGGACGATATTTTTCTACCCATAATTCTTTCATTTAGTAACTCCAAAGTGTTTGTATGTTTGCTGTAAGCATTTTGCTTGGTAATAACAATCTGCTAGAGCATTGTGTAGTTCTTCTTGTATTGCTTTACGTGGATCAGTTTGCATCATTCCAAATACAGTTCGACTATCTCTAATTTGCCAAAAGTTCCACGGGCAAGGCTTGCCAACAGTTTTGTATAAGTTTTGTAGTATTGCATAGTCAAATAAAGGTCCTTGGCACCATAGAAAGTCAACTCCAACACACCATTTGTTAAGTTGTTTAGTTAGGCTATCCATATTTACACGTTCATGATCACCAAAGGCTTCATCTTGGATTTCTTGCTTTTGCCTGCTCCACCATGCTAAGGTGTTGTCATCAATACTACGACTGTATTTTTCTGATTGTTCTTCTACATCACAACGTAGGTATAAACCGTGATTAGGTTCGGCATCACTATACGGATCAAACTTAACTGCACCTAAAGTGATTATAACACTATCAGGCTCAACACCTAATGTCTCTAAGTCAATCATTCCGTGTATTGCCATTTAAACCAACTTTACTAAAATAATTACTTGTAAAACTAAAACAGCAACCGGCACAATGGTTCTTACAAGTTCCATTGTATGATTGTACTCATCTAGTTTTCTCTCTAATTTATTTCTTTTTGCCATATTACCCTTTCCTATTTTCTTGTCCAATTGCACTTACAATGAGAATTATATATAGTATAGGCCAACCCCATCCAGTAATAGTACCGCTTAAATGCAGTGCCATTAATGTTACACCAGATAGGCCTGTAGTACCAATACTACTAGATTGTGGTCTTGGAAATTTCATATTGTACTCCTCATTGTTTTATTGTAACATTTTTCATATCAAATGTCAAGTTATTTTGAACAACTTTTCAAATTTGTTTTTTGGATAGTCTAGACTATTAATAAAAGCACGTAATTTGTCATTATCAACTTTCTTTGGGGTCCAGTCATATTCTTCGAATATTTGTAGGTCGTGTCCGATCCAATCCAAAAACTCATCGTGTGTGAGACCGGTAGTATCGTCAACTTTAGAACCACCTACTTCATTTATAAAGGCTTTGGCAAATCTTGTCCACTGTTTCTGCGTTAGGGTCTTTTGGATTAATGTTTCTTCTACTGGTGGAATATTTGATAGATAGGTTTGTTTACTCCTTATCATATCTAATATATTATCTGTTTCTTTCTTTGGCACTTTTCCGTTCTCCCATTTGTGTCGCATGTTTGGCTTTAGTATAGCCCTAGCATGACCTAGTAGTTTATCATCAGTTATCATTGGCAGTTCTTTTGGCAATATCTTTGTATATGTTCAATGCTAGTTCATATGATTCAATTATATCATTTAGATCGACATCTTGTGAACTTACATTTGCATACTTTGGAACACATTCTAAATTTTTGTATTCGCACTTTCCACCCTTTGATTTTGGTATTGGACAGTGATCATTTTCTGGACAATGATACATTTTGTATTCATATGCTAATTCAGGATTTTTAATAAACATATCTCTATGTATATTAGACAATTTATTTTTTCCTTTGCCATAATCTAAATAATATTTTGCATTATTACTTTCTGTATGTAGAGGCATTTTGTTTTGCACATAATCCTCTACAGTTCCACCTGGCCAAGATTTTGCTAACCTATATGCATAATCAAACCGAACATCATTGAAACTGTGTGTATCTTTGTAAGCCTTAAGACTTTTCCAAGTCTTTCTACAAGTTTGATCCTCGGTAATTTTTCTACCGAGGATCATTTGATTTATTTGATCAGTATATTGCATTAAGCTACACTCAACTTATCGTAGGTAATTACAGTACCGTCGTCAGTTGTAGTAAATGGCTGAACTAGTTTATCAGCATCATTATATTCATTGACCATTCTTGCTTTCAGTAATGAATAAAGAGCAGTTCCGATCCACATACATTGTGCTACACGCGGACTTGCATATTTGTAATATATACCATTCTTTTGTTGTTCGTCAATTGTTTTGTTAGGATAATTATCCTTTCTTGCATCTTGAACAATATTCCAAACAGCCTTATTGCCAGCACCTGCTTTTGCAGTATCATTATCTACCCACACAGGTTGAATTGCATTTTTCATTCTAATAAGAAAGTATTCTTGATCTTCGTTACTCATTTTATAAAACCAGTCTTGATTAAAATAAAAGAATTCTAAAAATAAAATCAAGTCACCTGTAATTAATGCACGTTTACTCCAAACTTGTTGATAAAAGTTAAGTGCTGATTTTACAACTCTGTCATCGTTCATTGTATATTCAGGTGTTTCAAATATATCAAACATCTGGTTGTAATTACTACAATGTCCTGTAGAAAAACGTTCTTTACTAGGTGCATCTGAATTGACCATTTCGATAGGATAGTTTCTATTCCAATTCAAAATACGTTTCATTTTGTAATGAATAAACTCATCTGCTTCAGGATGTAATTTTGTAATCTCTTGAACTGCATCAAATCCTAATTCTGCATGTGGACCTTGTTTAGATTTTTCAAGCTGATTACTTATAATGATTGCATCTGATTCAAAAGTCTCAACATTTGATTGTGATAACTTACCACTATTTTCACCTTTGTATGCAATAGGATCCCATGAGTCATCATCTGAAATAATACATTGATAACACATTTTTGTTTTACCTAAGATAGAGGCCGCAATTGAACGTTGTTGTCCTTCGTTAACAAATACTTCTCCGTTAACATTTCTACGAGCCATACCAACAGTAAGCAAATTAATTTGCCACTTACGAATCATTTCAAGAATGTGCTTTGGTTTAGGATTACGTTGCCCACCCTTACCATTAGGGCCATAGTTAAGCCAAACTTTATTAATATCATACAGTAATTCATCTGGCTCTTGCAACAAAGATTTTTCTGTAATAAAAGGAAGTAAGATTCCTTTTAGAATTCCTGTTTCTTTGTAATGATTAAGAACTGCATCTACAATATTAGGTAGTGTCTCTTTGTCTTTATCAAGGTTAATTTCAGTTTGTAAATTGTATTTTGCCATTAGGCGTGCTAGTCCTTTTTTAGTAAAAGAACCAATAGGTTTAGCATCACCTGGGTTAGCAGGGTCAACTTCTGTTACATTAAAAAGATAGTTACCAAATCCTCGTGGATCGAAGGCATGTTTGTTTTGAAATGGTGTCGCCATTGTTTTTCTCCTTGCTCACGTAGAGCTTTAGTTGTTGTTTTATACTAATCACGTAGACTAGTTTTTTACTTTACTCTACTATAATACTATCATAATAGAGTAAAGTCAAGTAGTAATTTAACCAAAATCAAACAAGTTGGCCGCATTTGAATCTATGTTTGCTTGTGCCATTGCTTTATAATCGGTTGCGTCATGTACCTCACGTGGTACAAACAGTCTATCCATATACTTCTTAATTTGACGATGTTTCATGCCAATGTTCATACCCCAATGCAAATCTCTTTGTTCTTTGTTCATAGGTCTACGAACTGCACTTACACATACATAATCAAGTTCTGCAAAGAAGTCGTATAAATCCTGTGGTTCATAACCAAACATTTTACACTGCTTAGGAACTATTTCAACTTGTACACTAGGACGGCAACGTTCGATTGTATCTTTTGCGCCTTGCATAACTAATAGTTCACTGCCTTCAACATCAATCTTGATACAATCAACGTCTTCAAAATTGTAACTATCTATTGTACGTGCAGGTACAGGTACTAGATTTTGACTATCACGTAGTTTAATATTGTCACTGTCTAATACAACATGATTATGTCCACCGTGATCTGTGTGATCTAAAATATCAATAGTACCTTCGTTACGATTAGTTGCCGCAACTTCATGTATGTTTATTTGTGCAGTAACATCCATGCTTTGATGTATACCTTTGTATATATACCAACCTGATTTTGCATCTTCATCTCGATACATATCGCCTTCTTGATCTGTACCTTTCCAATACACACCTTTTAGTTTTTGTTGTTGTGCAATAGCAATATTTGCACGTAGCATTTTAAGAGTAGTTGGAGTAGGTTCAAAACTTTCTACTACTTCAGCCCACTCGCCATACGCAATAGTATTGTTGCCTACGTTAGCACCAACATCTATTATACGTTTTGCATTAGGATATATTGTACGGATTAGTCTTGAGTTGTTGCCTTGATAATATACATTGTTTCCGCTGAATCGAGGCCCTTGTAGGTTATCGTGTGCAAGTAGCCAATAGCATCTGCCAAACTTATTTACTACAAGTCTAAACTTAGGATTGTTATATAATCCACTTGCTTCTGTAAAATTAAAACTGTCTTGAAATTGTTCTGCTGAGATTTCAGCTGTTATTTTAATTGTCATCGTGTCCTCCTATATGTTACATCTATATGACTTGTTTTGTAATAGTATATATTCTTTTATTTAATTGTCAACCTTAATAATGATATTATATATATCTTCCCATGTATTGGCTCTATGCACACCTTCATGCTCAAAATCTTTATTATAATGATGTGTAATTAGAATTGGTTTGTGTCCTGCTTTGAGTCCTGCAATACAGTTAGCAGGCTTATCTTCAATCCACCAATGACCAGGTTCCCATTTCTTTAAGTGTTCATCTTTGTCAGCACCTGTAGCAATACAAGTACAGTCTGTAATTACTTCATCGCCAAACACTTGTTCTAGATTGTATCTGCGAATATCACCTGCACACTTATCTTCGCTTTGACTAGTAAGGCATTCAAACGTAAAACCTCGTCTGCCTAAACGATCAACATATTCAACTGAACCGTCCATAGGTTTAAGATAACCCATCCAAGCACTTTCGTTAAATCTTTCTACAAGGTCATCTGCTAGATCTTGTTCTAAACCGTATCTTGTTGATTGCTTATACACGTTAGGAGTTTTTACAGTATAGCCTTTAGAAGCCATCCAGCTACTAAATGCAGGTTCCCATTTAAGGAGAACACCGTCTACGTCAGTTAATATTGGTAACAAGTTATAGGTCGCCTTCTTTTCTATTCTCTGAGTAGTGTACATCAAACTCGCCACCTGGATATCGTGACTTTAGTTTGTTTACGTTTTCTTCTAGTACGTCATTAGGGTCGAGACCCAATGCCCGACAACTATTGACCCAATACCAAGCAATATCGCCAAGTTCTCGTTTAGCATGAAAGATTGTGTCTGCATCCAAAGGTTTACCTTGGAAAATACATTTTTTAACAATTTCAGCAAATTCGCCTCCTTCACTCGCCATTCCAATCGAGCCTGTTAGTAGTAGTGCCATGTTAACACCACTGTTAGTTTCTAATTCTTTTAAAGTTGTAGTAAGAGCATCTGTGTTGTTAGATTGCTCACTAGTTACTTCCCGTACGAAATCTTTATACTTGTTTAAGTCTACGTTCTTCAATTTATTTACTTTCTCTATTGATTCATTTGCCCGTGGGCGTTTGCAAAGTCTTCAGGTTTAGCAGTGTCACCAGTTAAACTATATTCTTCACCAATGCTAATACTATCTTGCGGCTTTACTTCATTCCACCCCATGATACTTTCGGCTTCGACCATTCTAATAGTAGTTGGTTCTTCGTCACCATTAATATGGATATTAAGTCCTCTAGTCCAACGTCCGTGCTCAACTAAAATCCAATGACCTATTTCGTAAGGATCTTTGTTTTCTGGTCCTTTAGCATATACTTGTCCCCAACGAGGATAAATGCCTCTAGTCTCACCATCGTCACTTCGAAGAATTAAACCGCTTGCAGTTTTTTGTTCGCCGAAGTACATGTTGTGAACTAATACTCTGTTCCGGATTGGGCGAATACTTTCTGCCTCAATCTTTCCTTGAACGCCTCTTTTACCTTGCGCCATTGCTTTCATATCAAGTGACATTAATCACCTCTTTGTACAAAGTTACCGTCAGCATCTTCAACCCAATCATCAGCTTCTTCTTTTGCTTCTGCTTTTGTTTGGCCTGTTTTTGCTTTAGTAGATCGTGCCTTAGGTGTTTCAACTTCTGTTGCTTCAACTGTTGGCTCTACTACTGGTGCTTTTTCTGATGCTTCAAACTGTGTAGGAGCAACATTATCTTCGTAGAAGTCACGTAAGACGTCTTCACGCTTCTTAATAATCTTTCCGCCGGCACCTAGTTCATCGCCTCTTGCATTAACACGAGCATTACCAACTGCTGGTGTTAGTTCGTTTCTTTGTCTAAGCAAATCCATATCAACAGGTTTACCCTGCATTGATTTGTATTGTTTTCGACCTGTTTGTTTTACTGCCATTTTAGTCTCCTGGTTATATATGTACTTATCTCAAGAACTCTCTCCAATCCAGGTCAAACTGGATTGAATCTATCTTATGTACACCGATTAAATATAGAACATAACTTGCTACTGAACTACCTCTACCAACACCCCATACAATATTATTCTCACGCATAAAGTCTACTAAGTAGATCATGTAGCGTAGTAGGTTATGTAAGTCACGCTGTTTAAATGCTTCCATTTCGTCCCATATACGCTTTTGTACGTCTTCTGGACAAGGTGTATGTGCTTTACCTAATACATACTTGTATACATTAAGTTCTTTATATTCATCAGGCATAAACCATTCTGACTGTAACGCACCGTCAAAAGTCTTTTCGTCTACATCTAGTGGAATATATTTTTGCAATGGATTCATACCTTGTTCTTCCATTGCTGTATTAAACTTGTCTACATCGTCTGAAGTATCGCATAATACCACATGAACTTTATCCGCATGACCAGTATAGATCATATCGACTAGATCCTTATTCGTAAATCGTGGTATTCCTAGAGTGTCTGTTTTCATTAGCATATATGTATTTTAACTGATATTAATCAGTTTGTCAAGATCTAAATTGCCATTTTGTTGGTTTTCTTTGTCTTGAAGTCGGTTTTTGGCTTCTTTTACGGTAGCTTCTTGCTTATAGTATTCAATAAACGTTGATATTTGTTCTTGAAGTTGAGGATTTTGAGTTGCAAAATACTTTCCAGTTAATTCTGCAACTTTATCATATAGTTGAGATACTGTCATATCTTTAGTATCTTCGGCAAAAGGATGCATTTACTGATAAATTCCTAAGTATTCTGCCCATACAGTTGCACCACTATCATAACTAGTAAATTCAAATGCATAGTACTTAGATGATTCAGCGGCACCTGGAGCGCCAATTACTGCTGTAAGATCACCTGTTGGCCAGTTAGTATTTGTTTTAACAGTTCCACCACCTGCATTACTTGCAAATGTAATAGTTCTATTAGTAGCACTACCTGCCGCTTGATCACTTTTAATATGTAAACGGATTCTACCTGTTCTTGCTAGTGTACTTGACCAGTTAGCAAATGTAAGTGTAATATCTGCACCAACTGTAAACTCTTGATAAGCACCGTTGTCAAGGTTAATATTTTGACTAGTATTAATAGTTGCTCCAGCAACATATGCAGTTTCTGTTGTATTCTTTAAATCAGCATTAATAATACTGTTTCCTAAGAAATTGTTATCTGCATTCTTTACTGCACCGTTAGTTTGTATTGCTTCAATCTCTGCTTTCGCCGCTACAAAGTTTGCCTTAATTGTTGTGAAATTATCACGAAATCCTTGCGAGTCATTATCTTGTCCCGCTATAGGAAAATCACTGTTAATTCCTGTGTTACTAATATTACTTGCCATAGTTTATCCTCTCGTTGCTATTATTTATCAGCATTATACATTGAACTGGTAGTTTGCGAACGGAACATATTGCTCGTTACTATTACCGTCTGTACTGTCGATGTTGTATCTTTCAATTTCAATATCTAGTTGTTTAAAGTTAAAATTACTATTATTAATGTTAAGTATTACACTATCTGCTTCACCTGGTTTACAGTAACATAGTGGTATTGCTAGTTTAAAGCCTAATTCTGCTTGTCCTGCTGTTTGTGCAGTACGCATCCACAACGGATAAAACTCTCTAAGGTTACTTCCTACTGCTCTAATTCTGTCTCTCATATTAGTGATGTTACTAATATACTTTCTTTGATCGTTACTATCACTAATCTTTATAGCATCACTATCAATTTTAATTGTATTTGTTAAAGGACGTAATCTTAATGAATCTGAACTAATACTATCGTCAATACTTTGACTACTAATAACACTACCATCTTGGAGCTCAACTGTAATACTACCACCTGAAGCAAATGACACAGGTCCTAGTCTAGTAAAAATAGATAGTGTTCCTGTTGAAGCTGGACTAAGTCCTTCTCCGCCACGTAGTCCTAAGTCAAAAAATCCTTCACCTGTGCCTACGCCAGTATTATCATCTGTTACAGAATATTGTATACTATCTACTGTAACTTCGTTTTTTGTTTGAATATTAAAACTAGTATTTGTTTTACCTTTACCAACATCAGGCTCTGCAGGATCAATAACATCTAAATAAATTACTTCATAAACTGTACTGTTACTGCCAGGAGTTTTTGCTATTGCTTTCTTAACACTTCCTAGTTTATATTGTTTTCTTTTATGATTCTTTGATACTGCCGCAACAAATTCTGCTATAGCTTTAGTTTCAATACCAGCATATGCTAACATTTTAATTTGTGGTTGCAATCCAAATGTTTCGTCGTTTGGTCTATAAATGCTTCCTGGGGTAAAGACAGTAGGATCAGATATAAAGTTTCTAAATATATTTCTTTGTGTCTGCTTTAGTAAAGGCACCATTGACACACTACTATAAAGAGTATCATCTGGATCAGTTGTTGTAATAGTAAACTGTCTTGTTGTTGCACTAAACTGGAACTGGTCTTGTGCTTTTACAGTGAATACATATTTTCTATCAATAGTTGTTGTTGCACCATCAAATGTTGTTGTTGTTGTAGCTTTATCTATAGTAGTAAGTCCAGGCTTACTAGGCTCACCAAACTGTTTAATTTTTCCTTGTAACTGTCCGTCAATAGCAAGAGAAAGTCCTGGCGGAAGTCTACCTGAATCTAATGTGTAAAGTACAACAGCATTAGGAACACTACTTGTAGCACTAACAGTTAATGTGCTAACAAAGTTAGCTCTAAGATTTCCTAGTGCGGCAACAGTATTCCATGTAATAGCACTTTCAACTTCGCCTAATAGTTTAACTGTAAACTCTTTGTCTTTTGCTACTGTTGGATTTATTAGTGATGATGTTCTTTTGTCAAAACTATAAAACGACATTGTAACAACTTTATTTGCAACAGTTGCTCCAAATGCGTCATATGTTTTATAACCTATGTTTGCAATAGTTCCTAAAAATTTTCCTCTTAGTAAGTCTACACTACCTACTTCAATTTTAGTTATAGACTTGTCTGTTGATGTAGATGTTACTCTTCCGTTCTCTATAGTCCAAACAGATTTATCTATAATATCAATAGCTTTATAACTTTTGTTATCACCTGCGTCAGCTTCAGTTACAGGAACATCATTAAATACAATCCAACCTGTTGCTCCTAATCCGTTAAACAAACTATCAGCAAGGTCTGTAAATGCTACATTATCATCACCACTCCAAGTTTGCCCAACACCTATGTTGTTTGCAAATGATTGTGTAGTTGTATTTGTTGTAGACCCAATTTGTCTTAGTGCTTCTACTGTAAACTTATATTCTGTAGTAACTGCTGGCTGATAAGGAATACGTCCTGCAATTTCTCCGGTTGTACTATCAATCGTCATTCCTGGAGGTAATGCACTTGTAGATCCGTCTGCGTTTGAGCTTTTAACTGTAAAACTAATTATACCTTGATTACTTGTAGGATCATATACATCAAGGAATAATGTTACATAATTATTAGCACGACGATAACCTAAGTCACTTGGTGTTAACCAAACAGGTGCTCTTAGATATGTGTTGTCTACTGTAAACAAACCAGTAGCAAGTTGCATGATTGTATTGTCTGTTCTTAAGAAATCATCTCCTACAAGATATATTTGGAACTTACGTTTTGCAATTACAACCCCATCACTAGCACTTACTTCAAATTCATAATACCTGTTTAATTTTTTAGGACTTTGTGTTGGAACTGCATAATCATAAAATGTTGTATCATAATAATAACTTTCAAAACCGTTAGCACTCTTAACACCAAAATCAAAAGGAAATGTACCATACACATTACTATCAAAGAAACCAGCACTAGCTCTTTTTTCTAATGCAAGTATTGGTTCGACAACACCAGTGAGTTTACCAGTTGTTCTTCCTAGTTCGATACCTGGAGGTAATTCTCCATCATTGTCTCCAATGAAATATTCAATAGTATCGCCTGCTGGTAAGTCAGGGTCGATAACTTGTAGTTGAAAATCTACTGGACTACTATCTAAAATATAAAATCTATTGTTAGGACCAACAGGTAACGGTCCTTCTGAAGTTATCCAGGTTGGTGCATCAGCACCGTTAATTTTTAATTGTAATGTTATATCTTCTTTAAGATTATTTTTAACAGCACGTATAACAAATTTAAATGTTTTTAATCTGTTAACTTCAAACGGAGTTCCTAATAAACTATTACCACTAATCCGTAATCCACCAGGTAACTTTCCGCTAATAAGAGAAAGTGTACAACCAGTTACGACTGGTAAAGCAATAGTTTGTGTAATACTTTCTTGGTATGTACCTAAGTTGTACCCAGGGGTAACAGTCCATAATTGCGCCATTTAAAACTCCTATAGCGTTCCCATATCTGCGAGAACTGCTGTTGATGCTGTAAACGTTGCATTACCATCGTCAAAGTCAACAACTAAGTTGTGTGCTAGATATTCTAATGTGCTAGTGAATAATGTAGGAACAGCTTCGCCCATGTCTAATGTTAGATATTGCTGTACTCCATCAAATGTTCTTATATCAAGACCATGTACGTTACCAGTCATATTACCAACATTAGTAATATTGTTTGTTTGTGCGTTTAGCGTTGCTGTAAGTTTAGGATCTGTATCAGTTTGTACAGAAGTCACACTTGAAATAGTAAGTGTAGTTCCGCTTAAATTTGTTGTAGTAGTTCCACCACCTGCAAGTGTTAGTGCATTACCGTTAGAATCTAGTGTAATATTGTTGTTGTCTGCAAAAATTTGTACGCTAGGAAGACCTGTTGATGTACTATTAATTGTAATAGCGTTAGCATCAGCGGCAAGTGAAATTGCTGTTCCAGCTACAATCTTTTTAAATTGTAGTTCGGTACCACTTATTTGTCCAAACACTCCTTCACCAGCACTGCCTAAGTTAGCAACAGTTGTTGATTCTGTACTTCTAGCGTTAAGTTCTGTAAAGTTACTATTTACTTTTACAAACGCTTCACGTAGATCATCACCTGTACCGTCGTTTGCAATAGTTCCGATGTTGATAGTTTGTATTGCCATGTAAGTCTCCTATACTATATTTATCGCTTCTTCATTGCTACAATGTTACTGGTAAATGGCTTTTGTTGATTATATTTGTTAAACAACATTCTATTTTCAGCACCACATATATCTGTAGTATCACCGTAGTTAGTAAGATTATTTTCGTCTTTCAAAATTGCTTTTGAAGCATTGTTCATTTTATTTTGTAGTTGTGCAGGTGTAAGTTCTGGACTTGCTTGTAAGTACAATGCTCCTACTCCGCATACTTGTGGACTTGCCATACTTGTTCCGCTAATATTAGTTTGCCTAAAGTTAGCATTATCAAAATAACTTGGCGCTCCAAATTTGTTTGTTGTACTAGTTGCACTAACAATATTCTCACCAGCCGCAAATATATTTACTGCTGGACCTGTTGTACTAAACCCTGTTTTCTTTTCTACATTACCTGATTCATCTTCTGGTGTGCTGTCCATACACCCTACCATAAATGCATTATCACTAAAAGGTGAACTACCTCTATGGTAGTTTCCATTTGCTCCACCACTTGAAAATACTATATTATTATAATCTAAGCCAGTGCTTAGATCTGCTTTAAAACTGTTGTTACCTGCCGCAATGCAAATGTGTACACCTGCCGCAATACATTCGTTTACGTCTGTATCTACACTAGATACTCTTACAGGAAATCTATAATAGCCACTTGCATAGTATGGATAAAAACCATAGGTATCTCTCATATGAGTTGTTCCACCAAAGCTACCATCATTACCGCTATTATAAGTTGTACCTCTGTACACAATAGTTGTAATGTTATTAAAGCTATTACCAATGCTACTGCTATATCCCCAACTTGCGTTTACAATAGTAGGACGTTTTACTCCTGTAATTGGATCTGCTTCTTTGTTGATGTGCCATTGTTTAATACAATCATACACGTTTGAAATACTAATACCAGTACCAGCATCACCTGTGCCTTCTAGTCCACTTACTTTAACACTAAATATTCTTGCTTTTGTAGCCCAACCAAAGTTCTTACCTACTGCTGTTCCACCACAATGTGTTCCGTGTCCGTCCCAGTCTCTATAATGATTTGCACTCTGTGTAAAACTTATTCCGCTTTCGTCTGCCCAATTAATTTCATGTACTCTATTTGCACCGGACCATGCTAGATAGTTTTCGTTACCTTGATCGTTTCCTTTGAAGATACTTTTCAATGTTGTAAAACTTGGCTTGCTTAATACAGGCATAAAGTATTTTTTGAAAAGTTGATAACCTTGTGGATTATTTGTTCTAATACCAGCCGGTGTACGCATGTCGTCTGTCCATTCAGGAGATAAAGTTTCACCATCCCAAAATTCACTCATGTCCCACATGCCCCAGTTAAGCAAGTACATATATTCTTTGTATGCAAGTTCTGCATAATCAGCATTTGTGTCCCAGCTAGATGCATAGTCGGTTGGATCAAACTTACCTGCATCAATTGCTTCTTTCATTGCAAGATGTAGTTCAGTTGTTTTCCAACTATCTCCAACAGCATTTGTAGCAAGCCAATTTAATCCTGTTGCACTACCTGGAGTTGCGCCTGGCAATCCAAATAAATGTATTGTATGAAACAAGTGTTCCATAACTTCTTCAATTTCACTATCTTGTGTAGTTGGTGAAGGCCCGCTTGCATTATTATACCATACCATATCGTTAGCCACATGTGAGTCTAAAAATGTTTGGTATCCTGCATAACTTGGAATGCCCGCATCAGTTAGCCAGTTAGGTGAATAACTTGAACCTGCACTGTTACCAATTCTTTGTGCAGTTGGCATACCTGCATGGAATGTACCAGCATCACCTTTTAGTGTTGCTATTAGATTTTTTTGTTGTGTAAGATTAATATGTGTGCCTGTAGGATCAATTAATAGTTTTACAACTTGTGCAACTTTTTTACTAAAGTCATCTGGCACTGCTGACTGTCCGCCTACTGCACCTGCCGGAACAAGTTTTAATCCGTGAACTGTGACTTCTCTATCAAACACTGCACCATTTGTGCTGTTAGCATCGAGTGTTGTACTAACATACTCTGCTGTATCGTCCATGTAAAATTCAGGGTGACCACATTCTAGCCCACTATCTTGTATAACAACATCAACACCTTGTCCGTCCATTGCAAACGTACGGTTAGTGTTTGTTGAGTTACTTGCATATTGTTGTTCAAAGAAACTGTGTCTAATTTTACCCCAGTCTCGATAATCTCCGCTATCGGCACTTGACTTATTAAAATTTGCTGTCTGTACTGATTGAATACCAATTTCAATATTTGGATTTTGATCAGGTGGAAGATCTACATCTAAAACTCTACTGTCGTTTTTAAGAGTATCTACTTCGTCAGTAGTCAACATATAATGTGTATTTCTTTGTGAACCTAGTCTTGCGTCTGCTATAGTAACAGTACGTCCTGGAATATCTCCGGCGCCTGTTTCTGCAATCATCTCTCGATTAAATGCATCATAGTCGACACCTTCTTTAAGAGTTACGATATACTCTTTTTCACTCATCAGTTAAATCCTTTAATGTAAGTCAACCCAACCACCGTTCGCATAACCTTGGAACTTGTTTGTAGTTGTGTTATATATGGTATCCCCGTTTACTGCTGTAAGAGCGTTACGCTCAGTAGTTGTAAACGATGCTAATCTAAATGGACTCTGTGTTACCTTAACAGCATCTTCAGCAACAAGCTCAATTGAGCCTGCACTAGTAATCTGCGGAGTACCTGTACCTGTACCTTCAAATGTTTCTGCTTGTAATGAACCTGCTACAGTCATGTCGTTTTGTACTGTAAGGTCACTGCTTATTGTTACTGCTGGAGTAATTGTAATACTACTTGAATCGTCTGTGTCAATTACACTTGTACTAAATGTAAAGTTACCAACTGATTCGCCGCCTGTTGCATTTGTCCAAATGCCGCCAACGTATTTTATAATTTGGTTTGCTTGCGGACTGTTAATACTTACATCTGATAATGTAGTAATACTAGTTGTTGACAAGTTTGCCAAGTAGCCTGAGTCATTTGTAAATGAACTTACTGTTGTTGGTGCTCCTGTTAAGTCACCGTATGCACCTGTAGTTGCTACTGTTGCTAGTGTAGGTGTGCCTGTAACATTTGAGTATTGTACTCCTGTAATATTTGCACCACCTCCATGGTAGTTAGTTGCATATGCATTAGAATAAACATTATTACTTGCACCTAAGTTATATGTTGCAGTAGCGTAAGGTGTTACATTTCCAAAACTTACACTATCACTTACTTCTGATCCGCCTGCTAATATTTGGCTTAATGTAATGCCTGTTAAACTTGTACCACTACCAATAAACGAAGTAGCACTAACATCACCTGCTACTGTAAGTTTATGTGTTGGTGTGCCAGTAAAGATACCAACACGTTTTGTTCCAGTATCAATTTTAATTGCTGTTTCAACACCAGTAATTGGTTTTACTTTAATATCTAAATCTTGTGCGTCTACTGTACTTTCAATAATTACAGCACTATCTACACGTATTTTAAGATTATTGTTTGTACCAACTACGATTCCTGTATCACTGTTAAATGTTACACTGCCGTTTTGTGTATAACTTTGGTTTGCACTAATAGAATCAGTAATGCCATATCCTGCAAGTGTAGTCGGATTGCCTACTAAAGAACTAAAGTTACCATCAAACAAACTAGGTTTGTTTGTCAAGTTTGCATAGTCTAAGAAGTAAGGACTATCAAAGCCATCAAGTGTGTCAGCATTTAGTCCTCCGCCACCTGATGTAGCATCATTAGCTGGTGCCCATCTAAGTCCGTCCCATTTTAATACCTGTCCCGGTGTAGGGGGTGTACCTTGCGTATCTACATCTGATAAATCACTAATGTCGTTTACTAAGTCTGGCTTATTAGATAAATTATTATAACTTCCACTTATTGCTACTGCGGATAAACTTGGAGTGCCAACAATTTCGCTGTAATTAATAAAACTGTTAACCCATGCTCCGTTATTATCTTGTCCTGCTGTGGTATTCCATTTAAGTACGTTACTTGATGCTAGTCCGGTTAAGTCAGTAACAATGCCACTGCCTCCTGCACCACCACCGCCACCTGTTGCGGCAATAGTAATAGTTCCGTTTAAGTCATCGTATGTGATATCAACTCCGCTACCTTCTCTAAGGATAGCATTTACTCTGTCATCAACTCTTTCGTTTGTAAAATATTGATTAGTACCTTCTGGTAAGTCTGTTGTTGTTGCGGCTACTGTTGGTTTGTCTGCTAAGTCATTCCAACTTCCACTAAAAGGATTATAGTTAACACCTGCAAGTGTAAGTCCTGTTGCAGAAATAGTTCCTGCTCCAGTAATACCCGAACCTGTTAAATCTAAATTATCACCTATTGGTAATTCTTTTAGTTTGTTGCTATCATCTCTATCAACTATGAGTGGTATTCTATTTGCCATATTCTTTTCCTTATAATGCCGCTATTCTAGTTTTGAAGTCAGCAAAGTCAGTACTTGCCGCTACTGTTTGTTTTAGTGTTACTAAACTTACATACCCAGGTATTGTACTGTTTACTCCATCAACTAGTAAAGTACTATCATCACCAAACACCGATCCTTGAATATCTCTTGTACTGTTTGTTTCAGCTAGTTCTGCAAAGTTTGCATTAATTTTTGTAAATGCTGTTCTTAAAGGATCACCATCTCCTTTGTTTGCACTAGTTCCAATGTTAATTGTTTGAATAGCCATTATACTCTCCCTACCACAACTTCAACGAACCCTGGTTCATCTCCGTCTTTAGTTCCAACTGCTTTACCAATAACAGTTCCTACTAGTGGATCGTCCTGTACCATACCGTATCCTGAAATTGCACTTGATACAATCATGTCACCTTTGCCAACAGCGCCAATTACTTTACAAGTTGTTCTACCTTGTAATGCTAATGCTGTAACGTAGTCACCTACTAATTCGCTATTCATTAAGTGTGCTGGATTCTCTGAAACAACACCAGCAATCTTTCTATCGCCTTTGGACATTGTAGTTGTTAATTCTTGTTCACCACCAAATACTAATACAGTGCCTGGCTCGTACATAGCATCAGCTAAGTAGTTCTCTGCCAAGTCAGCATATTGTGCCGCTGTTGCAGTTCCGTGGAATGTTCCAAACTTTAATGCACTTGTACCAATGTCGTATCCAGCGTTACTTGATGGTGTCATAGCCGCTTGCTTAAACACTACTGCCGCAACGTTGTTATTTGCTACGATTGCAACTTCACCTGCACTACTAAATCCTGTACCTGCACCAATACCAATACCTGTACTTGAAGTACTCTTTTCACCTGGTGCTTCAATAAATGAAGTGTACATCCAGTCACTTGCTACTCTTGGTTTGTTTAGTGTAGCATCATCTGGATCACCATAACTACTGTTCTGTTGGAAGAACGATGCTGTAGCACTTGTAGTACCTATTTGCAATGTACCTGGCAACGTAGTAGTTGTGTTACTTGGAATTGTACCAACTGTATTGAACACTGTAGCACCGCCTGGTGTCTTCATTGTCATTGTTAAGTTAGTTTGATCTAAAACATCGTAGTTATCAAGTTTAAATTTCTGTGCATCAACACTTCCATCTGCGCCTGTTTTAATAATTCTATCAGCAACACCTGTTGTAGTAAATGATCCACCAGTGCTAACAATATCTGCAAAAGTTACTGCACTTGCATCACCACTACCTGTTGCTGTTCTACCAAAGATTGTATTTTGTGCAATGTCTGGCAAGTCAGCAAAGTCAACACTACTTGCTTTTAGTGTTACCCAGCCATCTGTTACTGTAAAGTCATCAGCATCAAATGCTGACAGTCCTAAGTCTACTTGTGCTATGCCTGTTGCGTTAACTCTTGTAGTTGCCGCAGTCATTGCAAGTTTGCTTTGTATAATTCCTGCTGTAGGACTTATATCACCATTTACAATTACTTCGGAACTAATTGCTGTTGTTGCAACATTACTTCCATTACTTGTAAACACAACATCACCTGTAACAGTATGATTATCGTAAAGTCCTCCGTGGAACATTAAGATATCATTGTTTACTCTGTTACCAATATCAGTACCAATTGCTTCTGTATCAAATGGTGTTCTGGCATCTACATAAGACTTTGTAGTTACGTCTTGTGGTTGAGTTGGATCACTGTGGTTATAAATCTTGTTACTACCAGCATTAATGTTTCCTGTTAATGGTGTAGTACCATCTCTAGCAATAGCTCCTGGACCAATAGTACCTGTACTAAGTATGACGCCATCTCTATCAAAGTGTAGTCGTTTCTCAATAAACTTCTCAGTTGCAAATTCTGTTGGAACTGCCGCCGGATCACCGTCAGCCATTGTATCATCATTACTAAATTCTGTAATTCTAACACCTTGTCTAAATCCTAATCCGTCTAAGTTACTAATAGCAATACTTGCACTAAATGTAACTGTACCTGTTCCTTGGTCTACACTAAAGAATTTACCAACTCTAAAGAATCCATCTTGGTCTGTACTTGCAAAGAACACTCTACCTTTACCACGTTCGCTAACTTCTGCATCTTGGTTAGCACTAATAGTTGGATTACCGTAGATAATACTTGGATAGTTAGTAGTGTTAAATCCACCTGTACCAATTTTATCAAAGTCGTGTCCGTTAGCTCTTAGAGTTGAAATACCAACTGTAACAGTACCAGCTTCGTTATCTTGTAATGATAATGGAATTGTTCTTGTCGCCGCAGGACTAAATCTCATGTCTGCCGCAATACCTGAACCAGTGTATAACGCATTACTACTGTTAATGTTTGAAGCCGCTAGTTCATTAAGTTCGACAGTAGCGTATCCTGTTCTTTCTGTATAGTTTGCAACAACATGTGATTTACCAGCATGTGTAAAGAGCATATCGTTATTATTAATACGAGCTTGTTGTGTTGATGTTAATGTATCAATAGCAAGTACAACGTCACCTGCTGTCGCACCCATTGTAGTACCTGTACCAGCATATGTAGTCAATGCCGCTTCTGTATTTCTAAGTGTTAAGTTTAAGTGACTAAACGCTGAGTCCATAACAACTTGGAATCTATCTGCCGCTAATGCTGTTCCGTCTGCATCTTGGTTGTTAAAACTAATACTTCTGTAAACTTGATTTGGATTTTCAGCAAACACAATCGCTGTTGACGGTCTTGTTGCTGTAACACCATTTAAGTCATCTAACAAGTGGTTCTTGTTCATTCTAACTACTGCGACAGCTGATGCATCACTGTTTGGTGTAGGATTATGTGCGCCTGTAATAGCATTTTCTAATCCAGTAGCACCTGATACACTTAATCTGTAAATAGGTAAATTAGCACCTTTACGTCCAGTTGGACCTGTAGCACCAGTATACCCACCAATGTTACTTACTGGTACTGCAACAACACTTGTTGCTGTGACTTCGTATGTAGTTACACCTGTTGCTGTGTATATGTCAATTAAACTGTTTGGATATGGCATGTAATCACAGTCGTATACAAATATACTAAATGAACCTGCCGCGTTTGCAAATGTACCAAAGCCATATGTGTTACTACCATCGTTAAATACTTTGGCAGGTTGTTGCATATTTCTTAGTGTTGTAATATCATCAACAGTTTCGTTTGGATCTGATCCTGCCGCAACTAAACCAAAGTTACCGTTTGCGTTAGAACAGTTAAGTGCTCTAATCTCTGAACCGTTGTTACTAAAGAACGCTGTATGGTTGTAATAAGTAAATGTCGATACTTGCTCTGATAGTGCCGCGTTGTTACAAAATAATCCATAACCTAAGTCGTTAACTTGAGTATAGTCGTTTGCCAACATACTTCTGTTACCAGCAGTTTGAACATAAATTTGTTGTGGGAACGTAGTATCAGTATAGCCGTTACCTTCATTTGAAAGTTTATTAATTAATAGTTTTGCTGTACCTGTTCCGCCATCGTATTCTGAAACAGCATCAACTTGGTAACGTACACCGTTAATAAAGAACGGAGCAGGTGTTTGTGGTTTTCTAATTCGTAAACCTGTTCCTGCGTCTGATTGTACATTAAGTGTATAGTTGTCGTCTTTACTTGTAATCTTAGTTTCTAAGTTACCAGCAAATCCATCAATGTACATACCACCTTTAAAGCCTTGCTTGTTTGTACTTCTTGAGAACGATCCACAAACTTGGGTGTATGGTGATTTGACTAGAACTTGTCCTGCTGGGTCAAGTACTTGAGCAAATCCGCCGTGTCCTTGGAATGACATGTTTGCAAGTCTAGTTGCATCATTCATTAAGAATACATCCATTTGATCGTTTGTTTTAGGTGTACTTGTCGCGTTACTTGGATCTGTTAGATAATGATAACCATAATTTACAGTTTGTTTAACATGCCATGCACCGCTTGCAATTCCGGATAAGTTTGGTAGTATATCTGTAGTAAGTGTAACGTCAAAGTCACTTCCACCATCAGCATTACTAATTAAGCCTACTGCGCCATTGTCTGTATAGAACCAAGCACCGTCCCATGCAATTGGAGCAATGTTGTTTGCAGGTGTTACTGTAATTATACCGCCTGTTTGGTTAGAACCTGTAATTGTAATAGCTTGTGCAGTTGCTAAGTCTGCACCTGTTACGTCTGTAATTTTTAGATTATCTAGTAACTTGTCTCTGTAGAAATAAGTGTTAGCCCAAGGTGATTGTGATATTCTTGGAGCTGGTCTAATTTGACAACGTCTAAAGTCTGAACCTTTAACTGAAACGTTAGCAGGAACTTTTAACGGATAGTCTTCGTAGTAAATGCCTGTTTCAACATGTACTGTAATTTGTTTTTCTTTAGTTCCGTTACCGTATTCTAATTCTTCACCAATTCTAAAATCTCTTGGCTCAACTAATACAACTTCTGCTTTATCGTATGCTACACCACCTAAGTCTACGCCACTTGTGTATTTTACAATACGTCCTCTTGCACCTGATGTCTTACCAACAATAATCTTACCTGGAAGAATATCAACGTTAGTGTTAATACCTTGGTCAGTACTATCGTTGCCTGTTCCGTTACCAAATTCAATTGAGAATGTACTACCTTCAACTAGTGTGTAGTTGTTTCTAGCACTAAAGCCGTTTTCTAATATATCAAGTATAATATCAAACTTGGCATTTAACGCATCTTTAATTTGTGTACTAACATCGTTAATATTTGCATTAAACCATTGTGGAATTAAAGTTGTGTAATCTGATGGATAAACTTTCATGCCAAATGTACATTCAAACGTAATAGCATCAAGTACAACAACATCACCTGCACCTAATCCGTGTGCAGTAGTAGTTGTAATGATACCTTTACCTGTTGTATGATTATAGTTGAATCCGTTAATATTATATGTAACACCACCAAATGCAACAGTACCGCCACTTATATATGTGTGAGCATATGGATTTGTTCCCACTGCTACTTGGAATGTATTTGTTGTTAAGTTATCTGATTCAACAGCAAATCTTTTACTTTGGGTTAATAAGTCAACATTTTGTACAACACTATTAACAATAGCTTTTGCTTTTGTCATAGCCGCTCTAGTTTCTTGTCCTTGACTAATACGTGCTCTAGCGCCTGAACTTGTACTAAAATAGCGTGTAGCCGCTTGTATAGCGTTGTAGTTGCTGTTTGTACCATTACCAATGTCTATAAGCATTCCATCAATAATAAGTCCAACATCTCTTTCGCATGTGTTGTCAACTATAGCAGGTTTCTCTGGTGCCACTAATGAATTAAGTCCGTTAGTTATAACATTTGTAATTACACTTGTTAATGTGCTTGCTCTATTTGCAACATCGTTAACACCTGTACCTGTTTCAACTGCAAGTGTTGTAATAACCTGAGGTAAACTTTCTGGATAAACTTTTGCTACTGTAGATCCTTCAAATGTACAAGTAACATTAATACCTGCTATTGTAACAACGTTAGTTGCTGATAGTCCGTGGTTTGTTGTAGTTGTAAGAGTTGCAATACCTGTAGATTCGCTATAAGCAAATGTGCTTACTGCTAATACTGTATTGTCTGATTTAGTAACTGTACCACCGTTAACATATGACTGTGCATAACTGCTACGTCCAATATAAAATTGGAAAGCGTTTGCTGTTAAGTTTTGATCATCAACAACAAATGTTCCTTGCTTTGATGTATATGCTGAGTTAGATAATACATTGTTTACAACAAGGTCTCTTGCAAATTCAATTGCCAAATTTGTTTGTGCTATTTGATCCGCAGTACCTAATCCTGTACCAGAAGGTCCAACAGCATTTTGCTGACCAGCAAGATAACTTGAAGCCATTCTACGTGTTTCAATGTTGCCGCCTCTTGACAAGTCGTTAATCCATGCATCAACAATGTACCCTACATCACGTTTACATTTTGCACTGCTGTAATCAAAGTTGTTCCATATACCTGAACCGCCAGCTGTTCCTACATTATGGTTAATCCAGTATGTAACTTCTTCTTGAATAAACTTTTTATTTTGTACTAGAATTGCTTCAGCATTTGGATTCTGTACACTTGTTGGAGTATATGCAAGAGTTGGAAATGTATCATTTACATAATCAACAACTGCTTTTTGAATAAATCTTTTGTTTTCTCTTAGGTAAGTTTGTGCATGATATGCCGCAGTATTTTGTGTTGTTGGTCCTACTCCTGTTACAAGAGCAATACCCTTACCGTTATCGTATGTGATAGTTTGTCTATAAGCACCTGGCTCAATCGGAGCACTTTCAATAACTTCTTCAGCTTTTTGCAAAGCCGCTTTTAGACTTCCGTATGCATAACCTAATCCGCGTCCTTCAAGTCCTACAGGAGTACGTGCTTGTGTGTCGTCACCTTGTTTAGTTACAAAGATATCTTCTGTTGAACTGTAACTATTGTTGTCCACATATAATTTTGTTGCGGCTTGTTTATCTTTTATATCGCCTGTGTCAATACCTGATAAGTCACCTGGATGATCATGCAAGTATAAAGCACCTGTCATGTCATCGCCTTGGCGTCTTACTGCCGCACTTCTTGGAAGTGCTTCATCTGTTTTGTAGAAACCATAGTAGGCATCATCATATGCTGTATCTTTAACAATGTCTGTACCTGAAACTGATGTTTGTGTGCCAAGTGCAATATTAATTTTAACACGGGTAGTATCGTTATTGTTTTGTGCTTCAGCTTTAGTAGCATGTAAACTTAATTGATCTTCGTTAACCCATCTTACAAAATAATCTGTACTGGTTGTTAATCCGTTTGGTGCGGAACCTGTTGTTGAGTACTGCCATTTAGTTCCGTTAATACTCCAGTCAAACCCATGATTACTAATTACAACATTACCAGCTCTGTATTCTGCAATAGTTTTTGTATATTCGCTTGCGTTAGCAGGCTCTGTTCTAGCATATACAGGCTTTGTTGGTTCAAACGTTGTGTTTGGCGCATAGTATTGATCTTGAAACTTTTTATCTGTTACAATGTCGTTAACTGTAATCGCACTACCATGTGTAGTGTTAAATTCAGCTATAGCTTGTGGTGATGTAGCAATTTTACCAATAGCATAAACTTCGTTACCACTTACAGGTCCACCAAATATTGGACTTGTATCAGCGTTAATATTAGCACCTGTGTTTGTAATAGTAATATTACTTGTACTTGTATTATCAATACTAATACCTGTTCCTGCTGAAAGCGTTTTTGCAAGGAGTTCAGTACCTGTTGTATTACCAATTAATACGCCACCGGGTGTAATTCCTGTTGGTGTATCGTTAAGTGCGGTAAAACTAATTGTTCCACCTTGTCCAAATACAGCGTATAGTTCTGTGAAGTTCTCGTTTGCTTTACGGAACGCTTCACGTATACTATCACCTGTACCGTCGTTACCTTCTACACCTAAATAAATATCATTTTTTGCCATCTTTTAAAATCCTACGCTTTCACCGCAACCACAGCTACTTGTGCTTGCAGGGTTTCTAATATCAAAGTATGAACCGAATAGTTCTTTTTTGTAGTCTATAGTAGATCCTAGTAAGTACATAATGCTAGTACGGTCTATAATAAACTTGCCGTTTGGTAAGTCGATAACTTCATCGCCATCTTCTAAGCCGTCTGCCATTATCCAATCATACTTAAATCCTGCACATCCACCACCTTGTATTTGTAGCTTAATTGCTGGTTTGTCATTTTCTTTAAGTAATCTTGTCATCTTTTCTTTGGCTGAATCTGTTAAAAATACTGCGTCCATGTTACCTTCTCCTATTGTATTTATACAATGCTTTATAATCCGAATGTAAATAAATACATATATGTTCAAAAGAATTGAAAAAGAAATACGTTTTTATGTTCGTAAGAGTAAAACAGGAAAATCTCACACATACAAACGTACATGTAGTTATGCAATATTTCAATGTGACGAATGCAAAGAAGACTTTAAGAGAGAAAAGGGCAAAGTAGACCCGAAGCGTTTAGATAACTTCTATGTCCACGTTTGCCCTAACTGCGATCCTAAGCGTTTTGCTCAACGTAAAGGTGTTGAACAGCGTAAGATATTAAACTTACCTGCAGGATCTAATATAAGGATTGACGAGATTTAGTCTTCTTTTTTCCAAATCGTCCATGCACCGTATGCAATAGCCGCATATGCCGCTAGTTTTGCAAATGGTCCTGCAATAAGAACTACTAGTCCTAATGCAATAAGAGCCGCACCATCTATTGATGTACGCTCCTCAAGTCTTTGTTTAATCCATAATTTAATCATTTTATTTTCCTTTATTAACGTAAGGCCTGTTTAGCCTTTAAAGCGGCTCTTTTTTGTTCAGTTTGAATCGCTTGTCTTATTTTTCTACCCCATGGTAGCTTTACTGTGTCTATCATTTCTTTACCTTTTTTACTAATGTATTCAACACCAATAAACTGGTCTTTAAAATCGCCCTGTACAGATTTTACTGCTCTTGTTAGACTCAATTGTTCTGTTTCTTTTTCATCACCTTTTTCATTCCAAAAAAGGAACTTTCTCATTTTCGGCATAAGCCTCCGTTGTTACATATTTATTGTATTGACCTAGCAATTTAATGCTTGCTAAATTTTTCATCTTGCTCTCACACATAATATCTGCGTAGTCTAAAAACTGTAACGCCCAATCGTTAACTGTGTTATTAGGATAGTAATCACTATGGGCTCGTAATTTTGCTTTCTTGTATCCTGCTTCTAATAGTGCAGGCATATCTGGCATTGTATTGTGTGCAAACTCTGCAGGTAAGTGTTCTGTGCGACTGTATGAATAATGTATTGCAGGACGCACACCACGCCACGAATCTATTACGCGAGCAAATCTATCGTCGGTGGGCAGTATATACTCACCTTCGCGGCACCAGTGATGGTGTATGTCGAGCACCAATGCACATGTGTCGACAAGCTCGAGACTGTGTTCGATGCCCCACTTGTTTTCGTCGTTTTCGATCGTAATGCAATTTCTCGCCTCCGGAGAAAGTCTGTTGTTGACGGCATGTTTAATACCGGCTGGACCTTGCCTGCCTGATATATGGACGTTGCACTTGAAGTCTTGGAATGTGCGGCCATAGCCCATCCAGCGGATGACATCGGTGTGATATTCAAATTCTTCTATGCTCCTCTCTACAATTTCGGGGTTGTCGCTCGCAAGTACAGTAAATTGGCCTGGGTGCATCGATAGTCGGACATCGAGGGCCCTTGCTTGTTTGCCGACGTTGGCAAAGTTTTTCTCGCAGTACGCAACCACATCAGGCTTACGCCAATAATAACTCCACTCATGCTGGGTATAAACAGGAAGACAATCGCTACCCAATCTAACCATACGAAGATCATTTGGCAATCCTCCTACATAGGTAATAAGGTTCATATACGATTGTATATTGTGAACCATAATATCCCACAACCGTTCTTCAGCAACTTCACGTGTCTGCCTATTGAGCCACTGTACTGTTGTGCTACGAGTATTTAGCGGTCGTTGAATTTCTTCAAGTAGTTTCTTTTTCTGTGTCTGATCTGGGTGCATGTATTTACATGCAAAGCCTATACGTTTATACATATTGTTTTAATAATTCCCAAGTTTCGTTGTAGTCCTTTACATTATAACACTTTCCTAAGCTGTTGTCAAGTATTATTTTGGATAACGGATAATCATTGCCTAAAGGATCCATACGATCTCCAAAGAACACAAGTTCTTCATCATCAATAAATTTAATTACTTGGCTTTTGTCTGATCCTTTAGGACCAATATCAATACCAGTTTCTCCTCCTGCTTTTGCATCTAGTTCTGGAAAAGCTTCATTAAACATTTCTGTTATAGTATTACGCTCATTAAGTTTTGTATCATATTCAACATATAGTTTGCGTTCACCCATTGTAGCGTTACGTCCTACAATACTAAAGTTAACCATACCAGGCCGTTCTTCAATATGATTACCTGTACGTAAAACAAATTCGCTTTGTTCTAGTTTTTCATCTAACCAGTTTCTTGCTGTTACAGGCAATGTCCAATCATTAGTATGTATTTGTGCTCCGTAAAAATTTACATCGTTGCCGTTACAGTTAAAACTATATTTTGCACCAACAAACATATCTAGGCCAACTTGCTCAATTGTTTTATCTCTATCACTACCTGTTACAAAACAGTAGTTCTGAATATTTTCTTGAAACCACCATTTAAAGACATTGTTCATTTCTTTACGACTTGGTGTAAGTGTTCCGTCTACGTCAAATACAAACATCATTTCCAATTCTCCTTAACCCAGTCATCTTCGCACTGGTGTGGATGAGGTTCACCGTGAAATACTGCTACACATGTCTTTGGTAATACTTTGGGTACTTTCTTTTCTTTAAAGTTGCGTGGTTGATTATGTAGTTTAACTAAGTCGTTTCTATCTCTCATCTCCCACTTGTAACTTAAAATCCATTCGTCTGGCCAAAACACCCATTCTTGTCTGTTAGGACCTACTTGGTCATAAATCCAATCTTGGTCTCCATGGAATCTACGTATGTTCATTTCATGACTTTCCATAAAGTTGTCAAACACATAACCCATTGAGCTTGATTTTAATCTAAAAATACTACTATTCATTCTGTTCCAATCATGACGTAGTGAACGATTAAAGTCACGAATGATACAAAATTTATCAGGTTGATATGTAAACAAGTTATCAATGTTTGCATTAATAACAATGTCTAGATCCATGTACAGTAAAGTACCATCAAGAGGAAAATTCTTGTCAAAGAACATAGGCTTATACCACCAACCAGACACACCAATCTCCTTTAGTGTTATGGTCTTGATGTTAGCATCAATTCCACGCAAGTCGTCTGTAAAGCAAACAAATTCAAAGGGCACTGTTAGATGCCTTTTGCACATGTTATGAAGTTTATTGACATACTCTGATGAGTACTTACTGCCATGTTTCAAACAAACTACATAATTTTTAATATCTTGATTTTGATTATGTACTTCGATGGAAGAGCTAACCGTTGGCTCTTGCGGAGGTATTACGGCCTCAACCGAGGGATTCTTAGATCGTGCTTTTTCAGCTCTGCGTTCATCTTTTTCTTTACGCCTTGCCGCACGAACAATATTCCATTGTGCTTTAGTATATTGACTTTTATCAATCTTAGCCAATTGTTAGGCCTCGTATATTGCCGAGTTAGCACCGTGTTCTGCACACTCTGCACGTACACAATAACAACGGTTGTCTGTTATTCCACGTACAAGCATATCTGCGAAGTTCCAAGCATGTTCTGCAAACTTCTCTGCGCCTACACCGTCAAACTCTCTTACCTCACATAATCCTTTGTCTTGTAGATCATAGAAGTCTTGCTTGTGTGGATCGTTAAAGTCTACACATGTCTTATGATCAAAGCTATCTTCCAACCAGGCTTTTAGTTGTTTTAAGTTACCAAAGTCAACTGCCCAGTTCTTTTCATCTAGTTCTTTGCAACCAAATGTAAATTTAAATTGTAAACTGTATCCGTGTAATAGATGACAGTGTGAATGCTCTGCGTTAGGTTGACGGAACACCGCTGATAGTCCGATGTTGTGTCCGTATGTTTTTGTACTATAATAATTACTCATATGTATTCTCCTATATTAAACGGCGGAGTATTTAAAGAGGGTCGACGTAGTAAGTCCTCTGTTGTGTTATGTACTTATTATACTATAAGTTTGTCTGGATGTCAAGTGAAATATTAGCCAATTTCCACTCTTTTGGTAGTTGCCAATCGGGAGTATTATATATTCTAAATGATGTTTTTGGAAACCATTCAAATACTTTAGCTATTTGATGTACCCAATAACTGTGATCAACTGCATGTGAGTCAACACTACTATAGCCTTCTGTGCCTTTGTATATATTATTGACTTTGTTATTTGTACTATATAAGTCAAATCCTATTAGGTTTACTTTATTGTCTAGTGTTGCACCCAGTAATACTGCATACGGGCCACTACCCCAATGAAAAGGTTCGTCTATTCTTTGCGTACCTTCTTCGATTAGATCGGGCAATGCTAGTACACCTAGTTCTTTATTCCAACGCTGTCTAGTGTATATACTTTTGTGATGCGGGATTGCTTGTTTAACCATACGCTTATCACAGCATACTAAACGCTGTACGTAGTGATCTCTAAAGATAGCATTACAGCCTATCTTCTCTTGATATATCTTATCAATAGGAATGTCTTTACGGCTAGAGCCGTTTCCAATTACTAGCATGTAAGTATTTACTCTATGATGAGTGAGATGTTATCAAACATTTGGCTTTTGTGTTGTTTGAAAAGTAAGTATACGCAATCAAACTCACTGTATAGCTTTACTTCATATACACCCGGTGGCATGTCATCTGGTACAGGCATTGCCCATTGATGATCTACTATGCCTGTGTCTGAGCCAAGATAATCATTTGATCTTATGTATATTTTTCTAGCAAAGTCTAATTCAAATTTTTCACCAGTAGCGTTATCATATGCATCTGAGTATACTCCTGTTAGTGTACATTCATGTTTTCGACTGCCCTCTAGAATAAAGTCAATCTGCCCACCGTTTACTGGATTGTTTGTTACTGCAATGCCTGCATTATTAAATACAAATGCATTAGTAAATCCTAAATATGTTATACCTAGTACAATAAGTGTAACCATACTTATTCCACTGATTATACTAGTGGCCGCTTTTATTATTATAAATTTTTTATGCTTCATCATTATTGTTCCTTAGATCCTCTAGATCCTTTGATACGTCTCTAAACTCTCGACGGACCTCGGCTAAGTTTTTGGATGCCCTATGAAGTGTTCTAACTAAGTGTTTTATAGTGTATATAGTCCAGAACCACCACGTTACTGCTGTTACAGCAAACAGTCCAAGACCCGCCCAAAATGCCTGTTGAAAGTCTACTATGCCTGTAAAGATTAATATTGAGCATACCACTAAGAATACTGTAGGGATAATTCTCGCAAAGAGATCCCAACGCTCAACTTGTTGTTCTATTTTGTCTTCTATTTTTTGTTTTTTGTTGTCCATTTATTTTGCCTCTATCGTTGCTATTCGAAGTGTAAAACAAGTTACACCACAAAGTATTTACTATCTTATTGTTAGAGATTAAATCGTTACTTAACCTGAAATTGCACCAAACGAACGCCACTCACCTGGAGTGCCAGTTCTAACACAAATCCAACCTAAATTGCCGCCTGGACTAGGTGCATCATGCCATACAATGTCACCTTGATTATAAAGACCAATAGTTGGAATACCGTTACCAACTTCCATCTTCTTACTTTGAAACTTAACGGGTCCGCTAGTTTCTAGAGATACGCCAATTGTTACTGATGAAACACCAATACCTACATTACCTTCAAACACTGTGTTCGAAGTGCCTTGTACTTTAAGTGTGCCGCCGCCATCGATAATAAGTCTAGATGACGTATCATCTCCTGCTATGGCATTGATTGATAGAAGTGCATTACCTAGACCGTTAAGTCCTTCTCTAATTGCAAGAACGTTATCTGCACTTATGTTTACTAATGCTGTCATGCTTCTATCTTCCCGAATTGTTTCCATATACCAGGTGCACCGCCTTCTATACATACCCAACCCATGTAACCACCTGCTACTGGTTTAGTATCGTATACAATATCACCTTGGTTATTGTTTCCTGTAATAGGCATTTCGTTGCCTACTGCTAGTCGTTTATCTGCAAACCTAATAGCACCTGCTACTTGTAGATCTACATCATCACCTGGGTATTGTACCTTAATACCTAACGTGCCTTTGACTTCAACTCCGCCTTGTTCTTTAATAACAATACGTTCTTTGTTGTCAGTAATCAAACTCATTTTACTTGTAGTATATGCACCTACTCTAACGTGATCAAACTCAGGATCAACTACAAACTCTGCTTCGTTACTTGCTACACTAAACTGTGCATTAGGTGCTTCAGCACCAATAGCAAAACGCATTGTTCCACCATCGTATGTAACAAAGTCATCAATGTTTATGTTGCCTGATACACGTAAATTGTTTAGTGTACCTACATGTTCTAGTTCACTGTGCTTTACAGTAACACCTAGTTTATCTGCACTTAGTACAGGAATGTTATCTATTTCAATTACAGCATTTCTATGCAAATCAATTGTATTACTGATGTAGAACCTATCTCCACGCCATACGATTTGCTTAGTTGCTTCGCCTTCTTGTCTCCATTGCATACCCATCATGTCAATGGTTCCGCCTTGAGCAGTAAAGTCGATATTTTGTGTAACCTTTTGTGTTGAACTCATTTCTTCAACATGTAATTTACCAGCAGTAAGAGTACCATGTACAGTTAATGCACCACTTACATCAATATCACCAATTAGGTTATCTACATCCATATTACCTACAGTAATCATATCATCTTCTACAAGCAAACTAGTTCTAGTTGCTTTGTCGTTGATTCCTGTACTTTTAAGTAATGTGATTTTGCCTCCATGAATTGCGTTTCCGCTAATACTGTTTACAGTTGCGGCTGGCATTTCTGCGGCTTGTGTGTTTGCTATAGTCTCTACAGTCGTTGCTAGACGTGCGAGACCTTGTCTTATATTATCTATCTGGCTCATACAAGTATTTATCAACTTACCTTGAGAAGTATAGTATCCGTATTAATCCTACCATTAAGTTTAATGTCTACAGCATTGATGTCTTCTATAAATGTACGTAATTTAACTTTGCCTGCATCTTTAAACTCTTTAAGTTTTTCATCAGGCTTACGTAGTGTCTTTTGTACACTTTCTACTTCGTTAAATCCTATAATAGTTGTACCTTTGACACTAAGTCCACTACCTTCACGTTGCATACCTTGTGGATCTATGTTCTTAGCAACATACTTACCAATCTTCCGTGTCTTAATATTAAACACCCAAAGTTCGTTAGCATATATGATATCTATAGGATTAATACTTGCAAGACTATTCTTATTATCTACTTTCAAAAACTTTAGCTTTTCAACTAGCTTGTCAGCACTCTTAGGCTTACGTTTTCTAGTCTTACGTGTTGCTTTACTTGTATCAACTACTAGTTGGCAAGACATTTGTATATTGTTTAGTGCTTCGAGTATTTTCTTTACATCATCTTTACTAAGATGTGCATATGCTTCTTTAAGTTGTTCTAACATGTCTTGTGCATGTTCGTCCATCTTAGCAATCTTTGCTTTACTAGGCAAATTTAACAGTTCTGTATACTCTTTTATTTCACCGTCGTAGTAACTAGCAATCTTACGTGCATGAGCTTGTGTCACACTATGATTTTGGAAGTGCTGGCTAAAGTTAAACCCTTTAGGGTCAAATGACTTTGGGTCTGTTATCCACCCATCTAGCCATTCTTCTATTGCTTCTGATTGTAAGTTAACTTGTTCACGAATACGTTCTTGTATTGTAGGTTGATGTACTTTTGCTTTTTCTGCTTCATCTTGTTTCTTCTGCGTAACTATATAAGCACCTTGATCTATTGCTTCATTAACACGTTTTTTAAGAAAATCTGTTGCAGGAGCCATTGTACCCATTGTGCCTGCTAGGCTCTGCCAAAACTCGTCATGCTTTTTATTATAATCAGGCATGCCGTTCATTAGTAGTTTAGCAGTAATTCCACCAGTGATGCTTAGTGCATGTGTTGGTGCGGCTTTTACTTGCTGTACTTGTTCTTTAGTATAACCATTCTGTGTCATCCAAGCCTCTACAGCTGGATATAAATCTACTGGTTTATAATTTTCATAATACCATGCACGGGCATGTTGGTTAGCTCTATGGTATTGTTCACCAGTCCATTCTTCCCAACCTTCCCAACTAGGTTCAGTAAGTTTATTACCACGTTTTAAACGTGGTGCACCACGAGGAGCCTTCTTTTTTGTTGCTCTACCTGTGATTTTATTTACTCTAGCCATGTGTCACTCCTCTAATGTGTATAAACAGTATATAGCCAACTTGTAATAAAGTCAAGCATTATTGGAAATTTTTCTTTTGATGAAATGCTCTTTTGTACATATTGTGTAGAAATAAATTCATTTTACTTCTCGTTGTCGGAGCCTCATAGCTAAGTGTATGCTTCCAACTTTCTCTTTTAAAAGGTATTACTTGCACCAACGGTTCGCCTGGCTTTAATAATTTTACAGGATCAGTTAGGTAACAAGGAAAGTTAAGGTTGTTTAAATCAAATTCATCAGTATCAATAATTGCAGGCATTATTACAAACTCTTGGTCAAAGTGCCAAAACGGTTGTACAAACAAACAACTATAACCCGGAGGAGTTCTAATCGTCCAAGGTACAGATACTTTAATATAAGATTTCTTTTTGCCTTGTATGTGTACAGGACATTGTTGATGTTGATGAAATGCTGATGGAGAAGTAAACTTGTTTTGCAATTCCATAAATTCTCCAATACGTTCAACCGGAAACACTCTTTCAAGTTCTTCTTCTCCTGTTGACTGATTGGTTTGTGCAATAATCTCTTGCTCAAATACATTTGGTATAATATAACCTGCAGTGACCATATCTCTCACAGGCCAACAGCCTGCAATAGTCGGAACACCGTTATTGTTATTTGCTTTAAGTCCACTGTACCAATCAGGTAAACAGTCCTTAGCTGGTACAATAGGAAAATTTGTTAAGACACTTTTGTCCCCACAAATAAATTCAATATTATTCATGCTCTCCTCTTTATATCTTCTCACCAGCTTGAAATCCACGGAATGTTTTGAATCGTGGAAAGCGTAAACTGTATGTTTCACTGTCTTGTGATTGTGTTCGAGCATCTGCTCTTATTTCAATTAGCTGACCAATGAGACTAGCACGTTCAGTCCAGTACTCATCACGTTGAGCGTCAGTGAAACCACTCCCACAGTTAAGGCGATAATTGTATCCATCGTCTTCTCCTTCTACTATTACAGCACCTAGTCTTCCTTCGTTACGTCCTGTGCCTTCTTCAACGTCAACGACGGTTAATGTAATTTCGATAAACGGTTTTGCCTTTAACCAAGCATGTGTACGTTTGCATTCGTAGGGTGCATCAACGTCTTTAATCATTACGCCTTCGTAGCCACCGTCTACAGCCGTCTTATTAAGCTCTACAAAGCGTTTGTTACCTTCTGTAGTACTAAGGTCAACATCTTCCCATTCACACGCTTGTACGTGCTTTAAGAGGTCTTCGTTCTCTAGTACCCAATACTTAACGTAGTTACTACGGTCTGTTTGCTTTTTATCCCAACTACCTTTAAGGAAGTCTTCTAATGGAATAAAGTCAAACAAGTGTAGCACACTATCAGTTGCGGCTTTACCATCTTTACGATGTACTTGCTTCATAAGGTCTTGAAAGTCTTTGCTCATTACTTCGCCGTCTAGTACACAATCATATGGTGCAGGCTTTACTGCAAGTACTGATTCAATCTCTGCAATAATGTGTGGAAAGTTATGAAACTGTTTTCCGTTACGACTAAACAATTCTACTTTGCCTGAACGGCATATTGCTAGTACACGTACACCATCTAGTTTAACTTCAATTTGCTTTACACCTACCATTTTCTTTTCATGGTTAGCTGAGTCATGTGCTAATGCACAAGTAAATGTTGGAATCGTATACTGTGGAAATTTCTTAGCAATTTTGTTTACAGTCTTTTCACTACAACCACAACGTAGGTCTTTAATTAAAATACGTCTGTAAAACCCATTCCATTGTTCTGCTGTTGCTATATTCATTTGTAGGATAATTGCATCACGTGCCGCATGTCCTGTTAGCTCTCTTGCAATTAGTTTGTCTGCAAGCTCTTTAAAGTTTTCCCAACTTAAACCTTGTGCTGACAATACTTCGTTTTCTGCTTTCTCAGGAACTTGTTTAACACCAAATGTAACTAATGGATCAAGTGCCATCTTAACACCTTCAAAGAACTCGTCTAGTCCTTCTTCCATTGCTTCTAGTATTATTGCTTCTTTAGCAAGACGACTGTTGTCTGCTTCTAAACGTTCGATAATTGCCTGTGGTTGTGTACGCATGTGTGCCTCTCAATATTTAATTATGTTACTATAATAGCATCAGTATATACAAATGTCAACCACTTTTGGTAAAAAATTGGTCGGAGTACGAGGATTTGAACCTCGGATTTCTTGCTCCCAAAGCAAGCGACTTACCAGACTAGCCTATACTCCGTAATTGGCAAGGGTGTACGGATTCGAACCGCAACTTTAGGATTTGGAATCCCACGTGCTACCATTAACACTACACCCCTATAAACTTCAAAAAAAAAGCCCCTAACTGAATTAACTGCTAGGGGCTTATCTAAAATAACTTTTTAAAAAGTCACGTCAAGACATACCCCCAGTTGGTGGCCAACGATTAATATTTGTTGTGTTAGACTTGAACATGTTTTAAATTCCTTGTATTACTTTTTAGTATGTTTATACTATACTACATTTATTTATCGATGTCAACCTTTTATTTAATAAAAAGTTAATCTTTTTTATGTGGCGCTGTTTAATGATTCGTAGAAAGCACCAAAGCGTATAATTATCCATTACACTCTCCTCGTTAAAGGGTTAAGGGCGTTCCTTCGCTTATGCTACTCCCGGGCTTGTTGCCTGAACGTAATAATATTTAGTCAATATTTACTTCTTAAGAGTAAAAGATTCGCCACAGCCGCAAGTTGCGTCTTCCCAAGGATTTTTAAACTGAAACCCTTCGTTAAGTCCTTCTTTGACATAATCTAGATGAGTCCCATCTATCATTACTAGCGACTTGTTATCAACGATAATCTTTATACCATTAGAATTAAACACAGTGTCATCGTCATTAACATCGTCAACAAACTCTAACACATACGCATATCCCGAGCACCCAGTAGTTCTTATCTTAACTCTAAGTCCTAGACCTTTACCTCGATTTTCTAAAAAGCCAGTTACACGTTTTGCACCAACCTCAGTAATTGTTATCACCTAGATTTATAATCTGCAATAGCGGCTTTGATAGCATCTTCTGCTAGTACTGAACAGTGTATCTTCACAGGAGGTAGAGCAAGTTCGGTTGCAAGGTCTGTGTTCTTTATTTCGCCTGCGCCTTCTAATGTCATTCCTTTAACCCATTCAGTAAGTAGGCTACTGCTTGCAATAGCACTACCACATCCGTATGTTTTAAACTTAGCATCAGTAATTATGTTATCTTTTACTTTAATTTGTAATCGCATAACATCGCCACATGCTGGTGCTCCTACCATCCCTGTTCCAATGCCTTCTTCACCAGAATCCCACTTGCCAACATTACGAGGATTTTCGTAATGGTCCATCACCTTATCTGAATATGCCATGATTGTAGTCTCGAGTTATATTACACTTATTTATTCGTACTAACTTCTCTGGTCATCATGTATGACCACCTTTTCAAACTTGCGATAGCTTTTAGACCATTGCTTCATAGGCCTTGAAAAGATTATTTCTTCAGTAGTACCGTTCTTAATATAACCTACACACCAGTTGTTATCGTCAACAATATATGTATGATTTTGAACAGGAGTGTCCCAAGATGTTACTTCTTTAAGGTATTGCATAATAACTCCTAAAATAGTTTTTGGATTATTCTTCGTCATCATTGTCCCATAAACGTGCGATACGCATCTCGTTTGTTAGGTGTGCTAGTTTAGTCATGCTACCTGGTCCGTCCCATATCTCGTTCATCAGTTCGTTTATTTCATCTAGTTCGACTGCTTCGATATGATCTTTCTTCCAACTGTTTGCAGTCTTAAAACATTTCTTATGAAAGTGTTCTAACAAGAACTCTACAATCCCTTGTGGAATTCGACTGTGTTCGCTAAATGCAAATGTACCATTAAATCCGTTTATAGTTTGCGGATCGTCTATAGGTTGCTTTGCCCAAAACTTATTACGATGCTCTGCTTCTGGAATTAAAAAGTTATGTAAAATATTCATAGTATGTGCCTTAGTTATGTAGTGAGTAACTATTATACTACAAAACTTCTCACTTGTCAACCATATTGTTAGGTATTAGTCGTGATACCCGTCATCTTCTTCAACGATAACTGACTTAGGTTTCTCAACTTGATAATAAGTAATCATCTCTTCTTCTAAATCTTCTTTATTAAACTCGCCTGCTTCGAGCCTTCTTAATGCATCTGCTTGACTGCTTGCTTGCTTTGATCTAATTAGATGAGTACATACTCCAACTAAGTTAGTTCTATTGATGCCAGTAGCATCCATTGCTTCTTCAATGAAGATTCTTCCCATTTATATTACCTTTCTAAGATATTAGTTAGTAGTAGGGATTATTAAAATTTGGATCATCCATACCTTCAACGGAATTTACTTCGGGTACATAGTGTTTAAGCATATTTTCTACACCTAGTTTTAGTGTTATACTACTACTAGCACAACCACTACAACTACCTTGGAGTAAAACTGAAACTCTACCTGACTCCATGTCAAAATCTTCTAGTTTGATATAGCCACCGTGTTGTTCAACTGCTGGCTGTACATATTGATTTATAACATGATCTATGTTTTTTACTATTTCTTCTTTTGTACGATCTTCCATACTGTATTTATTAATTGGTGCCGGCACCAAGATTCGAACTCGGGACCTATGGTTTACAAAACCATTGCTCTACCAACTGAGCTATGCCGGCGTATGGCGGAAGATGTAGGATTCGAACCCACGGTAGAGTTACCCCTACGACGGTTTAGTAAACCGCTCCTTTAAACCACTCAGGCAATCTTCCTATTTGTTTAACTCTTCTATTCTGTGTTCTAACCAACTAATTGCAGTATGAATATGTCCAGTGTCATGTTCTTGCAGTTGACTCTTTGCATATTCAATTTCCGATTGCAAGATATTTATTCGAACAAGATTTCCTGAGAAATCTTTTTGAGTTCCTGATTTCTTAAAGTTAAGAATGCCATTACTTGCTGTAACTTCAATAGTGTCACCAACACTCCATCCTGCTTGTTCTAATACATCAGGAGGAAAGTTTACATTAACGTTATCAGGGTCACCTGGAATGTCTTCAAATACGTCTTCATACTTGAACGTCTTCGACTTTAGTAATTCTGTCATATTTAAAACTTCTCCAACCTTTTGCATTTATATCCCAAACAGTTACATTACCTTCTTTAGGTGCTTTATCTGTTTTAGGTTTATGTTCTTCTGGTATTACATCAAACGACTTTGTACAAGTCATAATACGTTCGTCACCATCAAGTTTATTAAAAGTAACTACTAATGTTTCTTTTCGAAGTTGCTCTAATAATATTTCTTGAGTAGGAATACCTTTTAATTCTGCTACTGTTTTTGTTACAGTTGTTTCCACCATATCTTCTGCTCCTTTGCTTGTTTCCATGTGTCGGCAAATTGTTCTCTAACAGCTTTACGTACTTGTACTTGATTAATATCATGCCCAAGCATATATCCGCCTTTTTTAATTTTAGGATACCAACATTGAATGTCTGCTTTTACATCTTGGTATTCGTGTCCGGCATCAATAAAAATAAAATCAAGTTCGCCTTCATTAAAAAATCTGTGTGCATACGTTGTAAAGTGTCTATGAAAGAACGCTCGACCTTTGTAGTCTTTAGCCCACTCTTGCAAGTCATTTAAAAACTCACTGTTTACACTGTCAGGTTGAAACTGTAGGTCTTCACTTGGTGTTTCATCCCATCTTACATGTTTTTCAGACCAAATATCTACACCATGTAATACAAGGTTAGGTTTGTTCTCAACTAGATACTTAAAGTTATAACCTTTTTGTACACCTAGTTCGGCTCCACGTGTAAGATCGTGTTTATTTAAAAAATTGACCAACCACTGTTCTTTGGGTAGTCCATTTTTCATGATACTTGCACCGCAATATAAAGACATAATGCTATGATAACTAATTTACCATAGTCTAAATCAAAATCGGTTCCTTCGCCAAACCTTTTTCTAAATTCACTTAGTTTCATTTACAACTCCTCTGCTATACCTAATATTTCAGCAACAAGTAAGCCTACGGCTAACCACTCCCAACTACCTGTAGCTAGAGCAACTATACATCCTGCAATACGTGTTGCACTTTTAACAAGACTAATATAAAAATGTTTCTTTGAAACGTCTAATGGTTCAGCCATTATCATGCTCCCTAACTTTAATTAAAATATACATTACTAAAATAGTAAATGGAATACCTATAAAAAATAGTCCTAACATTATACTTTTTCTACAATTTTATCAATTAGCCCATAATCAAGAGCTTCTTGTGCAGACATAAAAGTATCTCTATCCATGTCTTTAGTAAAGTCATCAAACGTTTTACCTTTACTGTTATGCTTAACATAAAGTTCAGTTAACATTTTTTTATAATGCATAATTTCGTTGTACGAAATTTCAATATCACTTGCCATACCACGAGCACCGCCACTTGGCTGATGTATCATGTGTCTTGCATGTGGCAACATCATTCGATGTCCTGCTTCGCCTGCTTGTGCTAAGAACGAACCCATTGAACATGCTTGTCCCATTACAATAGTATGTACAGGTGACTTAATAAATTGCATTGTATCATAAACACTTAGTCCGTCACTAATAACACCACCCGGGCTATTAATATAAAAACTAATAGGCTTACCTGGTGATTGTGATTCTAAGAATAATAACTGTGATACAACTAAACTACATGAAACTGAATTAACATCAGTATCAAGCATAATAATTCTATCCTTTAGTAGTCTACTATAAATGTCGTAACTACGTTCGCCTCTTGATTCCTTTTCAATAACTACTGGTACTAGATTAGGCATCCATTTTCTCCTGTCTTACTAGCGGAGAAATACTTTGACTATCATGGTAGTCACCGCCTGATGAAAATTGTCTTGTTGTTACTTCCTTACGTAACATACCATCTTTAACACGATATGTAATAAGTTCTTGTTTCACTACACCTGTGGTATCGTTTTCAAACGCACTTACAAATGGTCCATCTGGTTGCTTGCTCATTATCTTCCTTCCTTTACTTTATATGATCTAGGTCCTGGCGTAGTAAATTCAAAACCAAATGCATTACCTACGTAGACCCTTCCATTATATTTCATATGTATTTTGTTAGTTGCCATAAACACATTCATTGACTCTTTTTCTCTAAAGTTATCAATTTCTGCTTCTGCAACTTTATCATTGTTTGTACATGTTATTGTACACTTGTCGTCAAATACTTCCATGTTTATACCTTATAAAGTTTAACGTAGTTAAGTCTAGTTTCGTTTGCACTAAACAATTTATTTTGTGTTTGTATCTTTACCTTTGCTTTAATACGTTTCATGTCGCCTACGTTGTATTCAAACTTGTTCATAAAACTTACTAAGTCACCGTCCATAACTGCTGTGTAGTTATAGCTATCCCATTGTGTACTGAAACGCTTGTCAAGGATCTTAACAACACCTTCAACTACATCTTTTTCTTTACCTAAGTATTGTGAGTTTCTATACTCTATACGAATTTCTTTTTTAAGTCCGCTCTCATGTTGATCACGTTTTACAAATTCTGGAATAAAAGCGACACGACCTAAGTTGTTTTTTATCACAGTGTCTTGTGATACAGATTGGATCATGTCTTTTTTAAAATCATCAAGTTCACCTAGTCCAAGTAATACGTAACGCTTCATCCACTTATGTATTTCTGCTACTTCAGCATAGTCGTCTGCTGTTGGAGTAGGGCGTATAAAGTCCATAGGTAGCATACCTGGACGTTGTTCAAAAGCAAACTTTACAATTTCTTTGTTGCTAAACTGTGTTTTGTTATCAGGTTCCGAAAAGCGTCTAGTGTCTTTTATATAAGCACCGTTAATACGTTGTGCCGCAACGGCCATAGCAAGTGCTTCTTGTGTAGGAACTGTTTTCAATGCAAGTGAATCCTTACTTAGATATCCGTTTTTAATTTTAACATCGCTAATCATTGTGTGTGCCTATTATTTAATTGTTACAAGTATTATAGCACCTTAAGTTTGAGTTGTCAACCTATAAAATGTCGTCTGCTATACCTAAATCAACCAATTGTTTGGCTGTGTAGTATTGATCGGAAGGGTTCTTAATAAATTTAGTATTAACTTCTGGTACAGTCATACCTGTTGCTTCACGTAGTATTTGCATACATCTCATTTCACAGTTTTTGTTTTCTTTCATCTGTGCTTTCATATCATGCATCTTAGCGTCCATGTTATCACTGTGTTGATGATTCATGATGCCGGCGTTCTTACCAATCCAACGATATCCTTTTGTGCCACTTGCAAAGATCATAAACCCTGCACTCATAACAGCACCAATACCTACTGTGCTTATGTTGTGGTAACTATTCTTCATAACATCAATAAGGGCAAACATCTCGTATAGATCCCCGCCTGTAGTATTAACATAAAGTTCAAGTGTTCGTTTAGGTTTTTTTATTAGGTTAGCACTAATAATCCATTTAATGGCTTCACCTATATTTTCGTTAGTAATCTCTCCGCTTAGATAGTGTATGTCGTTATCAAGTAACGATCTATCTACTGCATCTGAGCTGTTCCAACTATCGTATTTAGGCATAATTTATTATATACCTATTTATTACAGATTTGTCCATTTATACTTTCCTAACTTATTTTCCTCACAATACCTTACAAATAACCCTACTTCTCGCCCATGTGCTTCAATTTCCCAGGGCAAATCCCAATAACTTACTTTTTTAGGATTAACAGTTTTGCCTAACCAAGCCTCTTTGCTTGGGTGCAACTCACGTCTTGCATATTGTTTAACATGTACCATTTCGTGTGCTACAGTTTCAAGTAACTGACGTAACGGTTGTGTTTGATCAATTTCTAATTCAAAGGTTCTTTTATCTTCTAATTCTAAACAATAACCTAATGCACCTTTAGGCTTACACAAACGGACAGTAATATCCAAATTATATAAACGTGGCATTAGTTTATTAGCACAGAATTCAACCATGCCTTGGGTATGTTTCTTTTGAGATTTTGAACCGCCGATAACTTCTAAAAACATAATCACTCCTAACTAATACATACAATTATACACAATTTTGTACGATTAGTCAAGTGTTTTGGTTATAAAGTATACTCAAAATTCTGACAAGAATCGTGTTTTGAAATTAGTTCGGCGCCGTTTCGTAAGTGAAAACGTTCTGCCATTGTAGTTAATGGGCTTAAAGTTACGAATTTTTTAGCTCTTTCACTTTCAACAAGGTGTTTTGCAACATCAAATACTACTTGTCGGCCTGCTCCCTTTGCGTAGCTCCAAACGGTATAAAATACTGCAATATGTCCTTGTTGACCGTCTTGGCATGCGGCCTGACTAAACAGCTCAAGTTCGTATTCATTTTTAGGAACTTCATTTGTGTATGCTACACATATAATTGCTTTGATATCATCAGAGGGAAAATGCTGTTCTGCATACTTGTCTTCGTATAGTGCATAGACTTCTCTATTAGAACTAGTTCTAAAATCGGTTGTCAAATGCGGTCTAACAGGATCGTCCTTTATAATACTTTCTACTACTTCTTTACCAATATTCGTTATCATACTTTCCTCTTTTTAATGGTAGTGCTTTACTATATTTAAGTGCAAACAATGTTGATTCTTTGTTATTTGGAATATCAACATAGATGTCACATCTACAATATAAATCCTCAGGTAACGATTGTGATTTTGATCTTATTAATACTAACTTATAGCCTTGTTTTACAATGTACTTTGAAAGTTCATCTCCTAACTCTCGACGCACCCATAAGGTTTCCATTCTCTTGTGTGCATGTGACCATTTGTATTCACATTGAGTTAGAAAAAATCTCATCAATTATGTCGATTCTCGTATGCTTCTTCAAAGCCTTCTTCGGCATAAACAGCTCTTTCATTATTAGTCCAAAGTCTATTAAAGTATCCTTTTGCTGATGCAAGAATAGTTTCTTCAGTTGTGTTAAAGTGTCCTTTTGTTAACCAAAACAATCGGTATGCTTGTTTGTGTTGTTCGTCAGTCATAAGTTTTTACCACCATCCTAGCACTCTGCCATTACCTGCGATTATCATTAGACAAGTCACTATATGTAATACAAACCACGGCGTTCTAATAATCAAATGTATATGGTCATCTTTCTTATTGTCATTGTATGCACTACTACCCATAGCCTTGCACCAATATTTCCATATACTTTTAATCATCGTCACACCGTTGTCTGCTCATTATATATTGCCTTTTAGGTACTCGATACAATTCAACGGTGTTGACTGCTCATACGGATCTTCATCTAACCCGTCATTGTTAATACCTGGCTCTTGCCACCACTGCTCTACTACGCCGTCATTAATAACACACATAAAGCGCCAGCTACGTAGACCAAATCCTAAATGGTTCTTACCAATAAGCATGCCTAAGAAACGGGTCATGTTACCGCTTCCATCTGGAATGCATTTTACGTTTTGAATATCCATAGACTTTGACCAGGCATTCATTACAAATGCATCATTAACGCTCATACAGTATACTTCGTCAATATCAAAATTACGAATTTTATCGTAGTTTTCTTCAAAGCCCGGTAGCTGATATTCACTGCAAGTAGGCGTAAACGCACCTGGCAAGCTAAACAATACTACACGTTTACCTTTAAAGTAATCGTCGGTAGTAGTGTCCTGCCAACGATATGGATTGTCACCGTTGACTTCTTCTTCGTCACGGATTCTTGTTTTAAATGTCACTTTAGGTAATCTAAAACCTTCAATCATATTAATTATCTCCTGAGTTAATAGTATGATATACTATACAAATATTTATAAAATGTGTGTTTGTTGCACTACTAAACCGGCTAAATAATAGTAGGGTCAACGAAGTATAGAGGGCAAAGTAAATATGGATTTTTTAACATTAGCAAAAGATTTGGGGTTTCCAATAGCCGGAGCACTGGGTGCAGGGGCCTTTGTTTTCCTAACACTAAAATTTATACTAGCTGGAGTTACTGATTCAGTAACTACACTCAAAAATATTATTGGATCTCTTGACAATCGTGTTCAAACTATGAACAACGACTTAGTTAAGATTGATGCATTAATGAGCCACGCACTACATATTAAACCAAACGTAGACAGAATTGCCGCTAACGAAGGCAAGGACGATGCAAGACGCGATTAAAGGAGAGACTAAAATGATGTGGGTAGATTATACAATTAATAGCTTACCAGGTAAAGGCTTTAAAGTCGAAGGTGACACTCCAACTGAAGTAATGGACGCAGGATTATATAAGCCCGGCGATGTGTTTATTGTTAATGAAGATGGTTGGCTAGTTAAGTCAGATGAACTATCAGAAATGGTAATTAAACACGGATCAAAGAAAGAGGAACTAGCTTAGTATATGGAAGCAGACTTAACTAACACAATTAAAGACCTAGGATTTCCAGTAGTTGCCGCATTAGGTATGGGGTATTTTATATACTTTATATGGAAGTGGGTAACTGAAACTATTGATCCTGTTATAGGTGCTACTATGGGTACACTAATTAAACTAGTTGATCGTGTACGCATGTTAGACAATGATATCATTCGCTTAAACACAAAGTTAAGCATGGTATTAGAAAACGAAGCTAAATTAGATAAAGCACGTAGAGCTGAACTAGAAGATATAGTTGCAAAGTATTCAGACACAACTAACAACCCTTTTAATAGTACGGGTAAAAAAGATTGATCGACGACAGCCAATGTAGTACATGTGGACATAAGTGCCATAGAGACGAAGACTGCGAAGAGTGTGCAAATGACGTCTGTTTTAAATGCAACTGCAAAGACTGTAGAGATGTTCCAAAGTCAGCTTCAAGGTATGAACACGGATAGTTTTCAGCCTGCTGGCGAAGCACGTATAATCAAAGCAGATGATATATACGAATGTCTAGCTTGCGGTAAACAGTATACCGCTGAAGCTATGTATGATCATGAAAATGTGTGTGATAAGATTGAAGAATACCTAAAAGCTAAAGCTACTTCGAAGTCGCAATAAACACGCCATTCCAATCCTTAGGCAAGTCTTGTGTTAGCATATACTCACAGCGTTCAATCCACATGTCGTAATAGCCTTCTAGTTTGCCTTCAAACTGCGGCTTTAACTTATCGCACTCTTTAATTGCTTCACTAAACTTCTGTTGCTGATATAGTGTATGCATTCCATCGTGTCTGCGTTTGCTTGCTTCGTAATGCTTCTTAACATCATCTAATACTGTGTATATAGCAACACCAACTGTTTTACCTTTAACAGCTAAGTCGTCTACTTTAAGGAACATAAAGTCATCTTTACATTGTTCAACTGTAGCTCCTCCTACTAAGAGGACGCAACCGTATTCTTTACACTTGCTTTCAATTCTTGCGGCTGTACTAACGGCGTCCCCGAGTACATCGTACGAATGTCTTGCGGTGCTACCCATTTCTCCAATATAGCCAAGGCCGGTATTGATTCCTGCCCCCATTCCAACTGGTGGTCTTCCTTCTGGTTTAATAACTTCGTCATTGAACTTCTCCACTGCTTTAAGCATGTCTAAGCCGCACTGTACTGCTGTCTTAGCGTGATTTACATCGTCTATGGGTGCATTGTGTATGTGCATACTTGCGTCCCCAATGTATTTAATAATCATTCCGTCACTGTCGAGTACAGGTTGCGTAATGCTGTCCATATACCCATTCATAATCTTAGTCAATCCTTTAACGTCATCACCGAAGCTTTCGCCCAAAGGAGTAAAGCCACGCAAGTCTGAGAATACAATTGAGACTTCTTTCTTCTGACCGTCTTTGATAAGTGCTGGATTCTCTTGTAACAGTTTAACTACAGTAGGACTAGCATAGCCCCCAAACTGTTTCTTAATTGCTTGTTTCTGTGTATACTCACTTACAAATCTATTAAAAATTGCATGTAAGCCTACTACAAATATTGTTACCATAGGCATTGTACCATCTAACAAGTACAAATAGTTTACCCATGCATAGTGTACGCCATAAGTGAGTCCTCCCACAAACACAACTAATAATCCTCCAGCTAACCAGTAAGGGGCAAACCTTCCAACGCACACTAAAGCTATGCCTAGTAGTCCGGTTGTGATAAGCTCTGCTAAGAATGCCCAATAGGGACGCTCGATTTGATCGCCATCTATCACAGTTTGAAGTGTTACTGCGGCTGGTATATAGTTGTGTTGTGGTCCAGTCGGACTAGCGATTAAACCACCTATGCCTTCTGCGGTTACTCCTATAATAACAGTCTTACCTTCAAATAATCTATAATCATCTGAAGCCGCACTAATAGTTTCGAATTCTTTATTCCAACGTAACCATATCTGTGCATTAGGATCTGTTTTTATAATTGGGTAACCAGGAACTCGTACTGCTTCAATTCCACCGCCAGCTTCCTTAACTTGGTAACTAGGGTTTCCTGTTGCAACACGAATAACTTCAATTGCTAAAGCGGGATACGTATCTTCGCCGACACGCATCAGGAGAGGTACTCGTCTTACTACACCGTCGATTTCTGGATTCGTGTTCAACACGCCCACACCGTCGGCATTATCTCCTAGCAATTGGATTGGTCCTAACATACCTGGCCATTCAAACATATATGGCACAGGCTCGCCAATTTTCGCAATGCCTCTTGGGACCGCATTACGATTGGCTTGGGTACTTCCTACTTGTGCTATTACAACACCGTTACCCGCAAGTGCTTTGGCTAATTCAATATCACCACCTAATCTATCTGTTTCTGACATGATAACAGGGATTACGATGATACCAGCACCTGCTTCGCGAAGTTTCCAGATTATATCTGCAATTATATCACGCTTCCAAGGCCACTGACCGTACTTTTCAATGGCGGCTTCGTCAATGGTTACGATGCCAACATCTTGGGATAATGTTGCCTTATCAGTTTGCTGAAGTAAGTCGAATTGCTTAAGGCGAGCTGTTTGCACCAGGGAACCATCACCGTAGTGTAAACCTATCATGATAAAAGCCGTAATAAAAACCACGGCCCAATGTGTGATATACTTCGTCATACTGTATTTATGTTAGTATTGAACAACACTAACTGCACATCCGCCTACTGTGACACAACTGCCAGTTAGACTATAAGTTTGTGCTGTGTTTGAGTTTTGTGTAGTTGACAAATTGTATGCACCACCAGAGTTAGTTAGATCAACAGAGAAGTTATGTGCATAGGCGCCGCCACGTTGTACACCAGTTACTGTATGATCATCTCCTGTTACATTAATGTCTGCAAAGTGATTTGAACTATTTCTTTGTTCAAGTGTAACTGTATTGTCATCGCCTGTTATTTCAATGAAGCCTTGTTTTTTCTTATCTGCATATTGCAAGTGGCTTAGTGTGTTGCCGTCACCTGTTATGATATGTGCCATGTGATGATCTGAACTTGTTCCACCACTGTTTACTTGTGAAGTATTAATAGTATTGCTATCGCCGTTGACGGTTACGTACTGTTCAAAGTTACCACTGTCGTTGTTGTCAACTGTTCCGTCCATCTTCTTACCTTGGCGTAGGTTGCCTGTGTTGTTACTGCCAACTGTACTAGCACGTATAAAACTACTGTCGGCGCTTCCGCCTTGAAATGATGTTAAACTATTATTACTACCTGTAAGATTTCCTTCAAAAGTCATGTAGTCGCCATCTTGTGTTATTGATAGTATATTATTATCACCAGTAATCGGTGCACCGGTAATCCCTCCAACAGCATTGTTGTCTCCGTCTTGATCTACAACAAAAGTATTGTCATCACCATTTGCTTCTATACCAGCCGCATTGTAGTTGCCGTCTTGTGTAATTGTACCAGTTTGGTCGCTATCGCCGCCGTTACCAAACTCTAAATTTGCTAAGTTGTTGTTACCATTTTGCGTAATGGTTGTTGAACAGTTGTTGCCGTGACAGTCTGACGTAGCATAGTTAGTATTACCTGTTTGTGTAATTGTCTGCTGTCCATTGCCAGCACTCATATACACTCCTATATCATTGTTGTCGCCTGTTTGTGTAAATGTTGTGCTTGTGTTATTACCGCTAATAGGGGCTTTCCTAGTGTTACCAGCAACCGAACTGATAACATTATTTTCACCGTCTTGAACTATAGTCAAGTCAATGTTATCACCAGCCTGGTAGATGTAAATATCATTAGCCCAACTAGTTGTTGGTTTGAATAATAGTAATACTATTAGTGCCTTCGCTACCCAATCTATAGTCATATAGAAAGAACTCCCCTTGTTGTACGTCTAGTGTATAATCGTGCATGTTATTTAATCTTAACCTAATAAATCCGCCTTGGCCAAAGTCTTCACGTTGCCAAACATAAAACGGCTCTTCAATATCTAATCTAATTTGTGTTTTAGGATCAAATCCTACTGTTGGTACGTTTGTTAATAGTCTAGCATTTTGTCTTGCTAGTTCATCTCTAAATAATGCCGCCAGTGCTTCGTTAAGTTTGTCTAACATATCATGTAGCATATCTGCTAACATAAAGTCTGTTTCGTCTAGTGCTGTTGCCCAAATGCCTTCAATACTGTCTTTGAGAGCGTCTCCGTCTAGCCCATCAAACTCTAAAAAGTCTACACCTAAAAAATCTGCTAGTTTTCTACGTCTTTGTATTTCTTCTTCTGCGTATTCATCAATTGGACTTCGTTTACGCAATAGTAATAAGTTGTTAATTTGATCTTCGTTTAGATCTAGTATTACTGGAGGAGTTGGTTTACGCATACCATGTGTTGTTGCTGTTGCTTGAAATGCTTTATTCATAATAACAAATCCAGCATCAGTTTCTACTTTTATTTCACCCACATAACACATACCTGCTGTATCACAACTTGGAAGTAGTGTAATCATACTTCCTCCAACTTCATCAACAACCATTATGAAATCTGTACCACGTACACCAATAGTAGCACTCGGAGTGCTTATCTTTACATTTTGTTTATATTTTTTAGCAATTTGTCCGCTTGCGTACCTTACTGTTCCTAATGACGCTTTCATTGACAACGATCCTATATCGTTAGCAGGATCGTATACAAATTCGTCAATAACTAATCTTGATTGTTCAGTAAGCTCAACTCGAGTTTCGTCTATAAAGTCAATACGCATGGTACCGTTTGCTGTTACGGCTGTGTCCATACTTTGAACGCCGGCACCTACTTTGCCGTCTATAACGACATCGGCGCCACGCTCTAACACACCACTTCCTTTTACTTGACTAATTGATCCCGCATTTTTACCATAGGCTGGTTCTATCAGCGTAGCGAGTAAAAATAACATTGCTAACAATATAAATGTTAGCCTGTTTGGAGCCATGTTAGTCCCTTTGTATAATGTCAACGTCTTGACCGTCCCCAGAGAAGTCAGCGTCTATCGTATTATCATATATTCCACTTTGTGTAACATCGTAACTACTTCCGCCACCTGTAACATTTAGTGTTACTGAGTGTCCTGAACTATCGCCGTCTCCGTCAATGTCAAAGTCAATTACGTTACCTGATCCAGTTGATGAAAGTGTGCTTGCTGTATTAGATGCACCTCCACTTGCTAAACTTGAACTGTTGTTAACTGTAACTGCTATTACAGCACTCTTGCCGTCAACGTTTGAATTAATTACGTTGTTTGATCCCGTAACTGTAAATCCAATGGTTGATCCATCAGCATCTGCTGTATCACCTATATCAAATGTAAATGCATTTGAGCTACCTGATGCGGTTATGTTCATGGTAATGTTTTCACAATTAGTTCCTGATGTGCTATCACAACTTAGATCCACTGTGTTACTATCGCCTGTAAATGTCCAAGCGCCTGTATAACTGGCACCTCTTATGTTTGCGATAATTTGGTTAAAACTACCTGTTTGTGTTATTGCAAAAGTCATATTCGCTCCTGCTAAATTAACGTCGGTACTGCTAGTACCAATTACGTTGTCTTGGCCGTCTTGTGTTATATCTAAATCTAAAGTGTCTCCTACTTGCTCAATGTAGATATCATTTGCCCAAGTTGGTGACGCTAATAAAATTAAAAATAAAAGCCCTCTTATTATTGTTTTCATTGCTCTCCTTATTCTTTGGTGTCATTTATAGGCCAACATAAGTCTTGATTGTTGCAGTATAGTCTACTTTCCGGCCATTTCTCTAAAGCATCGTTAAATGGTAGAGGTCTTGGCCTTGGTGTCTTGCCCTTATATGTTGTATCTTTAAACTTCCAAAGTCCTTTCTTTTCACCTTCGTATACCAGTTGAACTACACCTGCTTCAATAGCCGCCCTTACAGCATAATTTACTGGCTCGTTAACAGAGTAACCTGTTTCCGATTCTATTAATTTAGTTCCTAAGTCTAAAAACTTAAAAACGTCCGCTCCGGACCTTGAACTTGCAATAGTCTTTTCTGTTGCAATACTTAACAACACTTTACCAGTGCTGACTGACACCACTCTCATCACTATTGTGACTGTATCAACCCTGTACTCTGTTTGAGCACCCACGCCTAAATATCTGCCTCCTACTCCACCAACAGCAACGTTGCTATCGTAACCAATTATGCCGCCTTCTAGTATTAATCCTGCGAACACCATTGGTTTCAATGCTCTTGGACCGTTCGGTAAGTTTTTCTCGTATACTTCTCTAGTGTTACGGATCAACTGTCTTTCTTTAATCAAGTTATCCATCCCTATACGTTCTACAACTTCGAACCATGTTTCGTTGCCTACTTCAGCTAGTGCTTTTATAACCCACACTTCTGATCCTTGTGTTACTGCACTCGATAGATTAGCAATACTATCTGCTGGTTTACGTTGCCCTGTTTTGTCTAAAAAACTGTAAACTGCTATAGTTATTCTCTTGCCATCTAGCTCAGGTACTGAAACCATTCTGTCAGCTAACGGAGCCGGCTGTACACGTGGTGGTCCAGCATTTTCCTTTATAGTCAGCGACTGTTGCATGGTATTACTGCACCCAGTAAGTAACAATATGCCTATCAAAAATATTATGCGATTCAAAAGTTAAAATTCCCTGTTCCTGGTATTTCAATAGTAGTTGTGCTTCCATCGGCTTCAATAACAGTTAGCGTAATCGCTCCTGTTGTTGTGTCTTTAACCCAGCTAATGCTTGAGCCTTCGATTTCTGCTGTTCCACTGGTAGCACAACTTGCGCCACAATCAGCAAACATACTATCTACCATCTGTTTACTTAACGTTGCGTATATTCTCGACTCAACGTTCTTAACAAATTTGTTTAGGGTAGTATTTTCTAATTCTCTTTCTAGTCGCTTTGCCTCTGCTTCTGCCTTGTCTTTAAGATCTTGCTTTCTATTATGTTGTAGCTGTTCAACACTTAAAACGTGTGAAGAATAACCATTTCCATAATGGAAGGCTGGAGATTTAAAACTCCATATCATTTCGGCGGACGCCGCGTTACTAAAAACTACTAATACTACACTGGTTATATATAAAAACTTTTTGTACATTTGTCAGACTCCTACATCAATATTTATCTTGTTTTTAGAAACTGCCCCCCTCGAACTTAGTACTACTATTTATAGTTTGGTGTAAAATATTTTACACCAACTTAATAATAGGTTTATAACACAAAAGTATAGGAGTATAAATATATGTATGACAACATATAAAAATGAACAAGATGGACTATGGGAAGCACTAGGTGAAGCGTTTCCTGAGACTAATTTACAAACAAATCTAAATAATGAAGTTGCTCAACTAGAGATTGAACGTATAAGTGAAGCTCTAAGAGAACACGATGGAAACCAAACTAAAGCCGCTAAAGCATTAGACTTAGGTAGAGTTACATTTATTGCTAAAGCAAAAAAATACGAACTAGTTTAATGATCATATATATTTGGTCCGTCTTGTACTTTTACAGGCTTACAATACGCTGTAAGTCTATGTTCTTTAGGTACTAGATAACTGTGGTCATAGTTGCCGTATTGTCTAACTACACGTACAGCATAGTATTGACAAACATCAATGCTTCTAAAGTACATAGGATTAGGTTGTTGCTTGTCTGCTATAAGCACCATCAACATAAATGCATGTATCATTTTTCGTTCTCTAAATTTGACTGGAACTTAGGCTTTTCTCTTTGTTCTAACTGTGATTTAAACATTTCTCTTACCTCAGGTGCGTTTCCGCTTAATGCTAAAAATTGTAGTATACCACTCCAGCTGTTGCCTATAAACAGTATACGTTCATCTTTGTAAAGTATGCCTTTGTTGTCTTGATTTACATACTTAAAGTTTTCATATACATAAACCAACTAGATCATTCCTTTTGCCTTTGCTATAAAATACACAATACCAAACAGCATTGCACAACCTGCAAACAATAGTGCAATAATTGCTACTCCGTTAATTACTGCTTGTTGGGCCTCAGCGGCCGCATATACTTGTTTCTGTCGGTCAGCACGTATCTTACGTTGCATTTCTTTTAGTTCGTCCCAGGTGCCAAAGCCAAAACGCATGTTCAACATTTGTTGAAGTTCTAACTCCATCTCCATGATCTTCTTTTCATGTATTAATAGATTAAGAGCTTCTTCTTCAATAGAGCCTGCGGCTAATAGTTTTTTAAATATTGGGGGATTCTTCTGCATCGCTTGGCCTTTACGGAAGTCAGATACACTAGTGTACCACTTTCCCATTTGGCCCATACAGTTTTCGAATTCTTGTCCTGCGTGTACAAATTTTTTAACTGTATTGAATGCTGTAGTAGCCGCCGCGATCGCGGTGAACGGATCGATCATTATACATAAAACTCCTTATACTTTGGAGTAAGGCGCCCTCACGCTCTACTACAAGTATTTACAATTTTATGGTGTGATATAAACCGACTAGTTAATTTTTGGAAAGAGCATATCTGTACAGAACTTATCAACGTCATCTTCGTTAAGTCCTAGACTTTTCATTACTCTTGGAGTGTGTGGATTTTGTTGTTGGTTATGGCAGTAATAGTTTTGGCTTGCAATAGTTAAATCTCTATCGCCTTCACCAGTGTACTGACCAACAGAATCAAAGTACGTTTCAAGGTTGTCTAAAGCCAGTTGAATAATAACACCTGCCTCTTCTTCTCTTACATTGCTTGCCGCAATCATACTCGGAGTAAAGATGTTTGTTGCCCACTCAGGTAACTCACGCTTCTTTTCTGGCACAAAGTCTTGTACTGCACTTTGATACCACTCAACCATAGGGTGATCTTCTCCGCCTGAACTAGCAGAAAAATCATGGAAAGCACCAGTCATCTTAGTCTTTCCTGCAATAACGTCAAATCCGTAAATTGGAGCGTTATTGTTAAGTTGTGGAAATACGCAAACATGCATCATCCACAAACCTTTAGTATCTCTTGCGTCGACTACATCAATATGAGCTCTGCGAACATGTTCGTTTTCCCATACTCTGTTAATCCAACTTCCGTCGGACTGATTAAAATGTTCCATTCCTGGTTCATTTATTTCAGTGCCGCGGGCATTGAACATTTGAATGATATCTTCTTGACAGTCGACGAGTTGATCCCAGATCACTTTACTCTCCCTTACTTTACTTTAGTAAGTTAAATTGTTTAGTTCTTCAAAAATCTTAGTTGAGAAATCAAAAGCAATGTTTGCTTCATCAGACATACTATCTTTAGTACGCTTGCGAATTAATGTTTTCATTTCATCTACAGAGTGTGTCATTGCTTCGAATGTATACATTTTTCCTGATCCTGGAACTTTGTTCTTAATCATTTGTCCGCCACTTAAATCGCCCATGTGCCTTACATAAACGTGTGCAAACAACTTGTCTTTATCATGTTGACAGTTTGTTACAATGTGACTTCTGTATGCTTCTGCTGAAGGTACAACTTGTGGTGGATTTTCTTCTGTTCCACCTAATTCTGTATAGTCTGCCCAAATATCATCTGCTTGTGTTAACCCATCTAATGGTAGGTCGTCTTCTGGCATTGATAAGTCTTCTGGACCAAAACAACCCATGCTTAGTGCAACATCTTCTAAGAGGTCGTATACTAGCCACATGTTGTATAGGTACGTTTTATATTTTTCGTTGCTCATATTACCTGACATCATTTCTCTTGCGAATTCTTGACGTTCTGCGTTCTGATGAGCGACTTTTGTTAGTGATGCTAAACTCATTTAATTACTCCTTGTGTAATAGTTATCATTCAATTTACTAGTGTATTTATACTATTCTTTTTCAATTGCTACCTGTAACGGATAGCCACGTTCCCTTGAAATCTTAGTACATTCTACTGCTTTTTGCTCGGCAATTTCAAATGTGTACAGTCCAACAACTGCTGAGCCTTTATCATGTATTGCCATAGTTAGTTCTTGTGCAGTTTGTGCAGAATGTCTAAAGATATCTACTAGTAAACTTACAACAAAATCCATTGGAGTTTCGTTGTCATTGGCAAATATTACCTTATACTTGCCTGGATCTTGGACCACTTCCTTGATCTTTTCTTTTACATTAATTTCTGTTTCTAGTTCTACGCTCATATCATCTTTCCTTAATTCGGGGGAGGTATTTCACTCCCCCTAGACTGTTTACTTACTTTTTTTTGCCGTCAATTGTAAGACCATCATTGATCTTAATTGTCTTAGGTTTTAATGCATCCGGTACTTCACGTACTAGATGAACATTTAGCATACCTAGTTCTAGTGTTGCGCCTGCAACATTAACATGGTCAGCAAGTGTAAACTCCCTGCGGAAGTTGCGTCCACCAATACCTTTGTGTAGGTAGTTGACATCTTCATCTCCTTTAGGGGCTGTCCCTACAATCTGTAATTGATCACCATCTTTGGTAACATCAAGATTGTGCATACTAAAGCCAGCCACTGCGACTGAGATCATATACTCGTCTTCGTTGACTTGTGCGATATTGTATGGGGGATAACCATTTCCATTTGGGCTATTTGCAAATCCTCTTTCGAGTTCATTAAATAGTCTATCAAAGCCAATAGTAGCTCTGTGGAAGTGTGGTAGGTCTAGAGTTGTTAGTCTTGTCATTGTTTTCTCCTTATGATAAGCAAGATTTATATATTTTACAGTCCCTAATGGGCACTGCATGTACATTGAGCTCTTCTCTTTGTACACATTTATTTATCATTTGACGCATAAACACCGTTAAATTGCTGGCTACAGCGTACAAACGTTGTGCATCGCATAAGATGCTTTAATCTTAATGCGCCTGCATAAGTGCAAGTACTACGCAATCCGCCTAGTAAATCCTGCACTGTGGCCGCTACTTCTCCTCTGTAAGGAACAAGTACTTCACGACCTTCTGATGAACGATAGTCTTTAAGTCCACCAAAATGCTTTGTGTTAGCGGCATCACTACTCATGCCGTAGAACTGTACAAACTGTTTTGTTTCAACTTTCTTTGTATGCTTATCTAAGTGATTACCTATTTCGTATACAAGTTCGGTTGTTTCGTAATACTTTGTAATAACATCACCACCGCCTTCATCGTGTCCTGCAAGCATACCTCCAAGCATTACAAAGTCGGCTCCACCAGCGAAAGCCTTAGCGACATCACCAGGACAAGTACAGCCGCCATCAGCGATAATATGTCCACCAAGTCCATGTGCCGCATCCGCACACTCAATAACTGCACTAAGTTGAGGATAACCAACGCCAGTCTGTATACGAGTAGTACAAACACTACCTGGACCAATCCCAACTTTAACAATGTCTGCTCCTGCAAGTATTAATTCCTCTGTCATTTCACCAGTAACTACGTTACCAGCAATGATTACAATATTTGGATAAAGTTTTCTAAACTCTGCCACTGTATCTCTAAAGCGACTACTGTAGCCGTTTGCTACATCAATACAAACGTATTTTAATCGATCGTTAACTTGTTCATATACAATTCTGAATTTTTCATGATCGGCATCTGTAATACCAATGCTCATAGCAACATATTCTGTTCTTGCAGGATCATGTGATCTGTCATCTTGGTCAAAGTAATCTACAAGTTCCTTAATACTATAAGTCTTAACCAAACAGGTAAAGATACCTCCTGTAGCAAGTGTATCTGCCATTTCAAATGTACCAACACCATCCATGTTACTTGCCATAATAGGCGTGCCACGATAGTGTCTATGCATTGGACGTGGTCCTTTGTAGTTACGGAAGGTAAATCCACGTTCTAGATCTACATCCTTACGTGAACCTAGCGTACTACGTTTAGGACGAATAAGAACATCTTTGTAATCTAATTTCATATCTTCTTCAATACGCATTTACTTTACCTCTTGTGTTTTAATACCATAATTAAACGAAATACTAATTCTATCTTCTTTAGTTAAATTAGGTTGTACACTATGTTTTAACCATCCTGGAAAAATATAAAGTGCATTTGTCATAGACTTGTACGTTGTTGCAGTACTTGTAAAATAGTTAGGCTTCTCCATAGGTGGAAGGAAGTACTCAGCATTGTCACCTCTTTCAAAAAAGATGTTGCCTTGTTCTGGAGTTGCCTTTACATAATATACTCCACTTAGTATACTACCTGCATGATTGTGTAAATGATTATATGATCCTGGTACATTTACATTAAGCCAAATGTTTTGAATTTGGAGTTCAGGTATATCTGCTTGAGCCGCACAACCATTAACTTGTTCTGTAATTGTGCCAACTAGCTTATCAAACTCTTCGTTATCACCTTGCCTAATAGGTCCACTTTGCCACCCAAGGTAGTTTGATACTTGTACACCTTCGTCTATTTGTTTACGGTCTTGTGCAAATGTTTCTATGGCGGCATTGTCTGCGCCGTCCATCATACCTGACCAAATAACCGAAGGGAACCATTGTTCAGCTGTAAGTGCCATTTTTAATATAGTCGCTCTGTTATTAACTTTTCTTGAGTTTTTAACCAACGCTTACGTCCGGCCGCTTTTGCTTTTTTACGTTTAGCACTAGGCTTTTCGTAATGTTGTCTTTCTTTGTATTCTTGTAGAATACCTTCTTCTTGAACTTTTTTCTTAAAAATTCTAAGAGCTTTCATAACATCGCCCCCACGTACTTCTACATAAAGACCCCTTTTAGCTGACATAGGCTCTTTGTTGTCAAAGTTACGTTTTGGTTTAAAGTTATTCGAACCTCTTTTATAATTGTTATTACTGTTGTTGTACGCCAAAATAGTTTACTCCTTCCATAAATTGTTGTAGTTCATATATTCTATTATTGTTAATTACATTATACACTGTTTCGGGGGTGCTTGTCAAGTAAAAAGTTTTACCAAAACCTAACAAATATCCAATAATCCAAGGTGTAACCTTAGTATTATCTATATCCAAAACAATATAGTCTACTGCTTGAGATACTTCTAATAACCAACCTAGGTCATCTTCAGTATTTTCATGCAAGTATAAGTTTACATTATTCTCAAATCTCTGAGCAAAATGATTAAAATTTTCTTTAACTGAATCACTAGGGTTTACTAACAACAAGCTAGGATTGTCGTTGAATAGTTTATCAGGTGAAGTGATTAAATTTAATACAGGCTTAGACATTAATATTACTTATTGTCGGAGTCTTGTAATTTGTTCCAAACTGAACTTTCACTTTGTTCTGCATTTTGTACATAACCTTCTTGTTCATTATTAACTAGTGTTGCCCAGGGTAGTTCGTGTATACGTCCTGAGATGTAAGCATGTTTCCAATCTTTAGCATTTTGGTTTGGATTTTCTTCTTTCCATTTACGCTTTGCATCGTTCCATACTTTATCGTTTTCTTGACTTGCTACTTCTTGGACTCTTTTATCTATTGTTTCTTTTGTTACTTCTTCTTCAGCGGCCGCAACCCATTTATTCCAACTCTCTAGGTCTTTTGATTCTTCCGGTGATTCTGTATCTTTTTTTTTACCTGCGCCGGCAAACGTTCCTTTAACTGCACCAATACCTGTTATAGGTTGTCCAGTGTTATCATCTATACCATCACCGTCTTTATCGACTTCCTTAGTAAGTTCTTCCATGTCGCCAAACTCGTCATTAAACTCTTGTTTAAGTTTGTCATCTTCTTTGTATAGCTCTTGCCATTCTTTAGTTTGATCAACTTTATCTTTTGAACGATGCGGAGCCATTACTCGTTCATATCGTTCCTTGCGTTTTTCATATTCTTCATCTTTAGGCTCGTCATCTTCTAGTCCAACAAACTCGTCATCAAACTCTTTGTCTAATGTTGCTTGATCAACGTCCTCATATTTAGGCTCCTCTTCAGGAGCATCAGACTTTTTTGGCTCTTCATTCCTCGCAATCATATTACCACGTGTATTTTCGTAGTCTTTCCATTCTTTATCTTTTTTATTCTTTCTTGCAAACTGAAATGTATATTGTGATGCAATAAGAAGTAGTACTGCTAATGGATCAAACACAAATATAATAATTAGTATTACCCAACGTACTGCTTCTTCAAGCATTGTGTTGTCTGCTGTCTCGCCGTAAACAAATTCAGCAATATACTTGATAGGACCTACTTCGGCCTCAAGCATACGATACTGGCCTTCTAGTTTATACTTTTCTTCTACAAGTGTATCTAGTTCTGTTTCAGCAGTTTTAATCTTAGCAAGTTGTACGTCAACTGCCGCATCTATTTCATCTGCTTGATCAGTGTTGCCAAGTTGTAAACGTAATCTATCAATTAACTTATTAGACTCTGCAATTTGTTTGTCAGCATTGCTACGTAATCGTTGTATCTCTGTACGTGCGGCTTTTACTGTAGGCGAGTTAGCAGACTGTTGTATCTTGTTTAACCATTCGGCACGTTCTGCTTGCTTTGCACTTTTCCAATCACCAATCTTCTCAGCAGTTTTTTTACCAAACACGCCATCGGCACTTGCACCAATCATTTGTTGTGCTTTTTTAATTTCGTTGTTGTCTACATAGCCTTGCAGGATTTGTAATTCCTTGTCAATCTTGTCTAGCTCTGTTTGGAATAGTGATGTTACGTTAGCAATGATTGCATTCTGCTCATCAATAGCAGGTTGAATACGTGTGTATGCATCGTCAATACGAATTTGTTCTTTATCTATTTGTGATTGTATATTAGCATCTGAGCCTGTGCCGCTAGTTTCTAATGCTTTTACTTTATCGTCAGCACGTTTTATAATAGCATTAAGTCTAGTAACTTCATTTTCAATCTGTTGTACTTGTGCTACACTTTCTTCGCCTGCACTTGTTTGTTCGATGTGTGCTTTACTAAGGAAGCCAAAGATGCCCATGCTTGTAATAAACATAAGAACAACTACGGCTGTTGCTAGATAATACTTTAACCACCAAGTTGCTTGTTTCCAATATTTGTGAAGCCAAACTGCTGTAACTAATTTGCCTACTTCTAAGACACCACCCATAATCATAATTGGTAATGCCGCGGCCGCAAAAATTGCGACTAAACCTGCGATACTATAATAGATCGCTACGGCCGAGATACTCAAAGCCGTAATTAAAACTAATATTCCTAATGCCATATACTATTCCTGTTGTTCAATATAATATTTATCGGATAAAACGCCAGGAATTATCTACTGCATTAATACAAGCGATTTCTTTAAAGTTTCTTTCTTTACTGTTATAAAAGATCTGGCTCATGATTACTCGACAGTATCCACTACCTTGTGGATAAGTCATAGACACTTTGACAGCACCTTTGGCTCCTGTGTTACCGTTGTACCAACGAGTAACTTCTCCGTTTTGTAAGTTGTTTAATGCAAAGAACACCGCCTGTTCTTGCTGTTGTTGATCGTATGTCTCCATTCGATTTATGTTCCAAGACATATAATTAATTAGAGCACCTACACTAGTATCTACTGGTCTGTAATTAGATTGAGTACTTGCATACGAGCTTTCACTCGTATGTGTTAATGTGTTTTGTGCTGAACAAGCCGATAACAATCCAATACTAGTTGTAAGGATGATTAACGATTTCCCATGCACCATTAAGTTTTTGACAAACGAAGCCACGTTGCCTAATACGTTTTCCATTAAGATTAATTTCATAATAATGCTCTCTACAATCTTTAGCCATACCACTGTATGCTAGAAAATGTTTATCTTTAGGATCATCTGTACAATTTACATCGACCCTGCTACTTGCTGTGTCACCATTTTGTAAAGTATGCTTACTTTTAGTATGGCAATACTGTGGTTCAAACTGTGCCATAGTTGGCATAGGTTTAGTAGAGCAAGCCGACAACGCCAGCACTGCTCCAACTATCACAATAGATCTAATTGTTGTTTTGTGCGATAACTTTTGCATTTTTCGCCTCCGCTACAAGTGCATCAAAGATTTGCTTGTTCATTCTAAGTTTAACAAACGTAAATTGCTTGTTCTGATACTTAAATGTTCCAGTTTCTTTTGCAATATGTTCGCGGATAGTTGTGTTCTTAACAACATAACTGATTACAGTTTTAGTCTTTCTAGACTCTGAACCATTGTTGTCATTGAACTCTAACTTAGTTTCTGAATTCACTTCACTGTTAATACGTTTCGCAAAGTTATTCATTGCGATCGCATACATCTGCTCTTCAGCCGCTTGTTGGAAAATACTTTCGCCTGCTCCACATGCATATGCATATTCTTCTTTCCACCAAAACCAGCCTTCATAACCTGATTCGACACAGTTAGCATACCATTTAGGTTGTGCATATGTATCACGTTCTGCGATTTCTACATACCTACCGGAACATGCTCCAAGCATACCGATAAGTCCGAGTGTTACGCCTATTTTTAAAATGCCTTTCATTTTCGCCTCTTTCTGTGCAGTTAGTTTATTTTGCATTGTCTTTATATAATAGCACCAATTAAACAAAAGGTCAACCTGTTTTGGTTAACCAGTTTGTCCAAAATCGTAGACATCCAAATACCTATCAGGATGTTCATTAAAGTACTTGCCTTTTATTCGCATCTCCATACGGTGCTTGCTACGGAGTATGTATAATTTAGCTTGCTCAGGATCAACAATGTTGTTGATAAGCATTTGTGTTTTACTCTTATTAAATTCACAACCTTCTGCATTATACACAGGAAAGTTGTTCTTTTCAAGTCGAAACATTACTAGTCGAATAGACAGTGTTTCTTTGTTACGCCAAAAGATTGTTACAAAGTATTCGCCACCGTTATTAACTTTTTGCATCCAAGGACTAACAACACCGTCCCATAACATACTACTATTTTCTTCTAAGAAGCTCTCGTCAATACGTGCTGAGGCACTTAGAGTTTGCTTTACACTAGCTTCTCCGCTAGTAGTAGTCCACTTGCCACCTAGTCCTTTTACATCGTACTTCTTGTCCCCAACTCTTACATCTTCAGGATTGTTTCCGTGTCCTACCCACTGGCCACCGTTCCATTCTGTAGCATCTGCTAATGCATACTCCCATGCTTCTTTTGCAATTTGGAAAGGTCTTCCTTTGTCTAAGTCTCGTTTGCAAGGATAGATTCTACTATGTAGTTCTTGTTTTAAGTTAGTGATAGTTTGGGGAAGTAGATTTGAAATGATCTCTTCCCGAGTCATTGGAACCAATGCATACATTGGGTGTACTCCTTTTATTGCCAGCGATAAAAAATGTGTGTTGATATGCTACCGACTAGTTGAATCTTACTTGCCCACTTAGGACTAACATAGTCTGCATGATAATGTGTGGCACCTTCAGTGATACCTCGCATACGGTTTTCTTCTACAATTCTAAATGCAACCTCTTGTGCAATTCTCCAAGCATCACTATCTCTAACGTTGTCAGCTTTTCCATCACAGTACCAGCTGAATTGACACCTATTCTTTCTTGGATAATAAATGCGTTCATCGTCAGATAGAGTAGTATCTTGTTTTGTTTTCCAACTTTCTTTAATTGGTCCTTCTTGAACAACTTCACATATTGTATTAGGATAACGAATGTCATTTACTCTATTAAGAACTACATCAGCCACTGCATACTGCCCTGCTAGTGGTTCCGACTTAGCTTCAAAGTAAATGTTTTGTGCTAAACAGTATAATTCTGGTTGTCTTTCTTCTGTAAACAGTTCGCCTTGAACTGGCTTTATAAAAGTACTTGCTTGTGTTTGGGCGAAAGCGGTCGAAATGCTCATAACAGCTAATGTCCATATAATAGTTGATTTCATAATATTTTGCCTCATCTAATATTTAAAGTTAATTTGCATATACTTTAGTATGCACTTTAGTTCCGCCTCATTTGAGCAATCTCTGTTGCTTGTCTTGAACCGTCTTTATCGTCATCGTCAGCAAACACAGGAACCATATTACTCTTGTGCATAGTTGCAATACCTACAAGCCTACGTTCTCCTGTATACCTCAGTGCTTCTTTTACTAAGCCAACACCAACTCCATTACCTACACTAGGATACTCTTTTGTCTCACGTATAGGAAGTTCGTACTTCCATTCTTTAGCTTTAGTTGTTGTCTTAGGTTTGAAGTTGCCACTTACATATTCTACGTACTCGTCAAACGTCATGACATTAGTGTGTGCATGAATACGTTTCATATGTTTGTTGTGTTCACGATGATCTTTTTGTAGTTTATCTAACCTACTGGCAGTCATCTTAGAAGTCTTGCGTTTTTTGGTATTGAGCGAAGTCATACCACGTACTAAACTCATTGTCATATTTTGCGCCTATTCGTTGCCTTATTGTTTATATATAATAGCACGGCAAGGCGCAAAAGTCAACCTATTTTGGTAACTTAATTAGGCAGTTACTCTTCTTCTTGAGATTGTGTACTCAAGAGTTGGTCTACCTTGGTAACCAGTTTCTGCTGTTTTAGTTTTTACGTTAAAACCTGCATCTCTGATTTCAGAAATTCTAGCACCTGGACTAGCAATATCCATTTTTTCTTTCAAACCTTCTAATGTGAAAGTTTTACCAGTTCCCCAGTAGTTAGCTAGGATTTGTTGATTCTGTGATCCAGCTTTAAAGTATTTAGATCCAGTTGTATTTGATGTTACCATATTGGTCTCCTTTGTTAAGAAAAAAGAGCTCGCAAGAGCCCTTTTTATTGTTTCTAGTTTATCTAATTTAAACATATAGCTACACTATACACTCTTAGAACTAAAAGTCAACCTATTTTGGTAAATTATTTCATTTTTTCAACTGCGGCGTCATAAACTGCTTGGGTCATAGTGCCATTTTCAAGCAATCTTGTTCTATTTGCCATATGTTGTGCATCAACATCGTCTTTTGAACCTCCAAAGTATGCTACAGCATGTCCCTCTTCAACAAGAATAGCAGTGCATCTTCTTTCGTCATCGGTAAGAAAGTCTCCGAGTACACGTCCGAATTTTCCTCTTGAATCTTCTCCGCTTCTGTCAATTTCCGTTTTAAGGACTTGGATTGATCCAATTGGTAAGAGTTCTTTAAGTCTTTCTTTGCTTGCAAGTCCAAAGGCTTTCTCCACTTTATCGCGTGTTCTTGATTCTGGTGTATCTATACCCATCATGCGAACACGTTCTTTGTGCATCCACATTCCAAAGCCTAGATCAATATCTACATCAACGGTATCTCCGTCCACTACTCTTAAAATTTTACATTTATACTCGTACATTTATTTCCCCCATGTTTCTGTTACGAATTCTCCGAATGCTTGTCCGAAGACCCACATCAATACAAGGATCATTCCAACCATACATACTGTAATGGTCCAAATCCAAATTTGCACTAACGGATGTTTACCCGTTGTCCAATGTATTAATCTTTTTATTTTGCCCTTTAATCCGTCTAACATAAACTTGCCTACAGTCCAACGTAATAATCTCATTACAATTAGTATAGGCGAAGATAGTACGTCAAACAGTATTAAGAACAGATCGACAGCTAGATCCACAATATGGTCTATGTTTAACCATTTGCGAAATCGTTGCCACATCAGTCACTCGATCCAACCATTTCAAACAATGAAGGGCCAAAACTACTTGCGGCCCAACCTAGTGCTACTAAAGTGATTACTCCGTAAATTAACCATTTAATCTTAAAGTCATCTACAGTCATCTTTAGTCCTACCAGTTCATTGCCTAGTACACGTAATGATACTTCCATCTTACCTGTGTTATCTTCTTTTGACATTTACACATCTCCTGTTATATGTGTATTTATTGAACTTCAGCCATAAAAAAAGAGCCCCTAAGGACCCTTAATTTAATTTTATAACTTAGTAATTAGAACTTAAACGTTAAACCTACTTCAGCGTTTCTATCGCCTGCATTCTTAAAATTGATGTCACGTGCTTCTGTAACAGTTAATTTTGCACTAACTGCTTCTGATAAAGCATACGATGCGCCTACTTCAACATATGAAGAGTCGCGATCAAAGTCTACAATATCATTTTGAGTTGACTGCCATGCATAACCTAGTTCTGCAAATGGTGTTAGTTTGCCCATGGTGTGCGTTACACCTACGTACGGTGAAAGATCCATTGTACGGGTGTCTGCTGTAAAGCTATCACCAAAGCTAAATTCTGCTGATGCACCTGCATATAACGGAGTTGCTGGAACATTCATTTCTTTGCCTAGTTTTAAAGCAAAGTCGTCTACAGCGCCGTTACGTTTCCATTTTACTGTAGCATCTAGTGATGACACTTCGCCAGCTACTGCAAACTCAGTTGCACCTGTTTTTGGTGACTTGATGCTAATTGAATAGTCATCAGTAACTGCGGTCATCTTAATCGCAGTGTTGTCGAAATCTTCTGCAAAAGCAGTCGAACTCAACATAGTCGCAATAGCGACCATTAGTAAAGTTTTTTTCATTATTTTTCCTATTATATAAAAGTTTGCAAAACAAGTCCTTTGTCTTACAACATATAGTTATGTAAACTATATTAAGAGGGTGTGCTTTGTGGCACGATGTATTTATGTTTTGGGGGATAAGAGTGCGACTTTTCTGTTGCTAGGTAAGTCGCCAACCCCGAGCGATTATGCCGCTAGGGCAAAATCCTCAGTTGCGGCAAATTTGTTTAATGCACCGAAGTCCACAAAATTAAATTCGCCATTGTTTACAGTTGCTTTTGCAATTATAAAGTTCGTTCGCGTTAACCGAGCTTACATCCGGACAACTCCACATATTCTATTAACCGTCAGTCGATCCTATTTCAACCCCATCATAAGCACACTAATTGTGCAATGTGTTTATGGTGGAGTTGCCGGGTACCGCCCCCGGGTCCTGTCCAGTGTTTGAATTGCTTCAACATTGTAAGTATATTTATACACTCTTATTGTGTGGATGTCAAGAGAAGAATGTAAAAAAGATAACAAGTATAATGTAATATTTGATCGGTTGTCTGTGCTATCCAATATTTGTTATCAGTATTTGTCCATTTGTACTTTTGAATTAATTTTGTTTTAAAGTGATCAATAATAAAATGAAGTACATAATCTAACAATGCAATTACGATTGACATAACAACATGATTAGTTAAAAGAGCTATAACTATAAAAGTAAGTACTGCATGATCGCCCGCATGGATATAACCTTTAGGACTTCTAAGGTTAGCTTTATCTCCGGGAGTTTTTCTAAACGATTGCATTGCCAAATCGGCAATAGCATGTTTTACAAACAGTCCATATAGTATTATTAAACTTTCCATACTATGGACTATCCTTTACTTCTCTGGTGTGTGAATGATTGCTATATCAATTGCAACAGGCTTTCCATTATGGTCGTCGAGTTCATAGTCAATGACCATACCTTCAACAACTTTCTTTACGCCTGCTTTACGGAACTCTGAAATGTGTACGAATATATCTGATTGACCTTCTTCACGTGAAATAAATCCGTATCCTTTCACATGATTGTACCATTTTAATTTGCCCTGTTTCATTTGTCGCCCTTCATTAAATACAGGGCGTAAAAATTACTTCTACGCCCTGTAATATTTATTACATATTGTTCTTTTTGTCTTGGATTTCAGCACGTTTTGCTTTAGTTAGCTTGCCTAGATCGCCAAGTGCTTTACGAGCTCTTGCGGCCGCGGCCTTTGTACCGCCTTCAAATTTTTCATTCTCTGCTAGGTACGCTTCAAATTGTGCAACGATTTCTTCATGTATTGTCATAGTTTGTTTCTCCTTTAAACTAGTTTGATTGATGTTGTTGATTCAATGTATTGGTCTGCCATTCCCTTTTCGGTCTTAGCAATAAACACAATAGTTGATAGATTAATTTCTAAATCACTATCGCGACCCACTGTAAAAGTAAATGGCACCATGCCAATACCGTCTTTAGTCATAGTAAGAGCCATAGGCTTCTTAACCTTCATTGAATCTGTTTCTTTTTTAACTAAGCGAGCAATCACTTCTTCTCCTGCTACAGTTTTAAAACTGATTGTGTCGCCATCTTTATATGTAGTTTCTAATAACATATTTTATCCTAAGCTCGATCCTGTGCCGTTCCATCCCGTGTTATCAACATAACTGACTAATGCTTCATAGCCTCCAATAAGTTGATCCCCTATAAAGATTTGCGGAGCAGTTTTTGGTTGTGGTAATCCTTTTTGTGCAAAAGACTCTAGCATCTCGCTTGGTTGAATATCAGTTCCAAGTGTTAATGTCTTGTAAGTAATATGCATATTGTCGAGTAAGGCTTTTGCTTTTAAACATGAAGGACAGTTAGGTTTACTGTACACAAGTACTTCTTGTTGGTTCATAGACTGAATCCTTTCAGTGAATCCTTGTCTACGTCTTGTTTGATCCCGCCAATGATATATGACTCTACTTCAGTCTCTTGTGGAGCCACTTGTAATCCTGACGAACTCAACCAATGTTGTGTCCAAGGTAGTGGGTTAGTATTAAGCGGGCGATCATATATAGGTTTGTAACCAAGTGCTTTAAGTCTACGGTTAGCAATATATTCTACATAATGATATAACAACTCTTCGTTAAGTCCAATAATAGCACCGTCCTTAAACAAATAGTCTGCCCATGCTTTTTCTTCTTCAACACATGTACGCCACATCTCTTCAATCTCTGCTTCGCACTCTTTAGCAACGCTTGCCATTTCTGGATCATCGTTACCTTTAAGCCAATGCTTGAGAATTTGTGTAGATAGGTTTAAGTGTGTTGCTTCGTCTCTAGCAATAAGCGAAATAATCTTTGCAGACCCTTCCATTACTTTTGACTCAGCGAATGCAAACGTACATGCAAAGCTAACGTAAAAACGCAAGCCTTCCAAAATGTTTACATTCATCATTGCTAAGAACATTAACTTCTTAACATTTCGCAGAGTGCCTTCGCCTCGATGGAACCAAGCATCTGCCGCTTCTGTAAATGCATCATAGTTTTTAGTAACTGCTGTTGCACGTTTTAGAATTTCTTTGTCATCTAAGATAGTGTCAAACACTTCACTTGGATTAGAATACACGTTCTTCATAATATGTGTATAGCTACGTGAATGAATTGTTTCAAAGAAGTCCCAAGTAACAATACATCCTTCTAGTTCAGGAAGTGATACATAAGGTAAAAATGCTAGACTAGGTCCACGTCCTTGTACACTATCTAACAATGTTTGATACTTTAAGTTACTTGTAAAAATATGTTTTTGTTCTGGTCGAAAGTTTGCAAAGTCAGCTCGATCTTTCTGTAAACTTACTTCTTCTGCTCTCCAAAAGTACCCAAGCATAGTTTGATTAAGTTTATCAAACTCTGGAAATTTAAACACATCATATCTCTGTGTGTTTTGATCAGGTCCAAAGAACATTGTACTCTTTGTAAAGTCTACCTTCTCTTGATTAAAAACTGTTTTCGCCATTTCTCTTCCTTTATGTCTCGTAACGTCCTACTATTATAACTTCATTATAACAGCATGTCAACCTTTAAATTGCACATGCCTCACAATGCTCTTCATATTCGTCATCTGATCCTGCAAACTCGTCTCTAGCTAGAGGTTGTTTTGCATCGTCAAATGCTATTTCGCCATCAGTCTTATAGTCATAAGTGTTCTGATAGTAACTAGTTTTCCATCCATACTTATATGTATTAAGCAAATCACCAATCATTACACTCATTGGAACTTCGTTGTTCTCAAAGTGTGTAGGATTGTAACTCCAGTTACCGCTAATCGCTTGATCAAAGAACTTTTGCATTACTGCTACGATATTAATATAACCTTCGTTGCTAGGCATATCCCATAGTAATGTATAGTGTTGCTTTAAGGTAGCATATTGCGGAACAACTTGCTTAAGAGGCCCTTTCTTTGACTTCTTAACGGACAAGTATCCCCTAGGTGGTTCAATTCCATTGGTAGCGTTCGACACAACGGAACTGCTCTCCGAAGGCATTTGTGCGGACAAAGTGCTGTGCCTGAGACCGTGTTCTCTAATGCTCTTACG